CTTTCGGAAGCCCAAAAGTCAGTACTACATTTTATTTTAACGAACCCAATCATTGGCGTGTGGTTGATAGGAATGATCCTGTGCCTTTTCTTCCTCCTTTACCTTATGTTCACTCCGGGGTAGTAATAGATATTGAAAAATTATCATGGAGTGAAACTCATGAAGAGAGAGGTATTTTACAAACAGATGGCTTAGACCATTCTATTAAAGATTATCTTGACATATTATATAATCATTCTGAGTGCGATGCAAAGTGTAGAGGATCACAAGAAATAAGAGAGCCAACAGATTGATGAAATATGTTTTAATTTTTTGTTTATTATTTGTTATTGGATGCGGAAGATTTGGTATGATGGATGGTATCGAACAACATCCCGAAGGAGCATGGGGGTATTTCTTTGGAAATTCAGATCCAGATTGGGATTTTTGGGATGATCCTCTCAGGCAAAGACAGCAATGTAAGAATCTCAAAGAAGGTGAACAATGTATGGATTTGACAAAAAGAATGGGCGGATTGGAAGGAACAATCTTTAAGGATTTAAAGCCTATAAGAGGATGGAAACAAACAGGATGTGTACATTCTAAACAAGTACCTGGTGGTTTTGAAATGAAAGAAGAATTCATGTACTGTGAATATTGTCAAGGGAAAAAACAAATGTGGATGATCTACGATTATGATTGGGAAGGTAAATATGGCGTTCCTGATTGGTATCCACATACACCTGAAAATTCAGAATGTGGAGATCCACCAATTGTTAAATAAATTAGTAGTTGACTTTTATTCTAATATTTGAGATAATAGTACAATGAAAATGAGATATGTAGAGATGTTTTACGACGAAGAACAAGATGTGTTGATCTTAGAAGAACCTAATGGTGTGATTAGTAAATTTAATGATACACAATTAAGAGAGGCTCGAGAAGTAATGCATCAATATGAGGAAGCAAATTTTCATCCATCTAGTGAAGAAAATGAAAAAGCCTTTCAGTACTTTACTCATCGAATGGGTCTGCGTTCCCCTGAAGTTTTTGACACCATGTCTCCTTATTTAAATTAATGTATCGACCACTACCAGACGTGTTAACAATAGGACCGTCTAAAATAGATGGTTTAGGCCTTCTGGCATTGGATGATATTGAAAAAGGAACAGTACTAGGCATTTCTCATATCCATGATGAACGAATGGAAGATAAGTGGATTCGAACACCTTTAGGTGGATTTATTAACCATTCAGATAATGCTAATTGTGCTAAAATGAAAGATTTACTTACTAATTTTTACCACCTTATAGCAACTCGTGATATTAAAATGGGTGAAGAATTAACAGTGACATACACATTATATAAAATAGATAATGGCGATTGATTATAGTAAAAAAATGAATGACTTAATCTTCTCATATGATGAAGATTTTTATCCCCTAGACAAAGACTTACCTGATCCACAAATAGATCCAATTTTACCAGGAGCAAGAGTACCAATACAAAAAGTTGGAATCGCTCCTGTTGACATGCCAATATATGTAAAACGTAGAGATAGCGAAGAAAATGAAAAACTTTTAGCTGCGGCATCTTTATATTGTTCATTAGATGATCCTTATGCTAAGGGTTTGAATTTATCACGGTTTTATTTGTTAATGCAAGAACGTATGGCTGAAAAAGATGCTTTAGGTTCTATGCAAGACATTCTTCAAGAAATGGCAAAGAAGCAAGGTTCAGATAATGCTTATGTTAAGTTGAGATTTAAATATCCATGGTATCAAAATGCTCTTAGAACGAGAGATGCTATGATTAAACCTGAAGATAAAAGTGGAACAAATGCTTATTTACATAAAAGTGATAAGGGTATAACATTATCTGATGGTACTTGGATTTCAGACAAAAAAATGAGAGGACATATTGCTTATGATATTGAGTTTGAAAGTCAATGGCATCATAAAATGGAAGGATGGGATGAGGCTTATGGACCAGAATGGAAATATTATTTAACTGTAGATTATATTTACAGTTCAACTTGTCCTTGTAGTTTTGAATTAGCACATGATGCTAAAAGTAAACGTAAAGCTGCAGCAAATGCACATAGTCAAAGAAGTCGAGCGAGAGTAAAAATTGAATTTGATCCTGAGAAAATAGTGTGGATTGAAGATATTGTTGAATTGTGTCGAAAACATATTCCTACTGAAGTTCAAGTTATTGTGAAAAGACGAGATGAGCAAGCATTTGCTGAATTAAATGGTTCAAATCTATTGTTTAGTGAAGATGTTTGTAGAATAATGTATGAAGCATTAAATAATTTTGAACGAATAAAGGATTTTTGTGTTGTAGTAGAACATTTTGAAAGTTTACATCCTTGGAATGCTGTTGGTGTAATTTATAAAGGTATTCCAGGAGGATTAAGATGAATAATGTATATGTTATACAAAGCACATAGTCCAGAACATCAAGACTGGATGCGTCAACGGCAGTCTTATAATAATGAAATAAACACAAAGGTTTTAAAAATGAAGCGATATATTTGGGTAACATTCCAAAAAGAGGGAATACATAAATATCCTCAGGCCGCAACAGATCCTAAATTGGCTGAGGTGTCATTCTTAGGGAATGAACATAGACACATCTTTCATTTTAAGGTTCAGTTAGAGGTTTTTCATGATGATCGAGATGTTGAATTCATCTTACTTAAAAGAGAGCTTGAAGCCTTATACGATAAAGGGACGATGCAAGCTGACTTTAAATCATGTGAAATGATGGCCGAAGATTTGTATGAATACATAAAAGACCATTATCCAGACAGAGGTTGTCTTATTGACGTTTCCGAAGATGGTGAAAATGGTTGTCAAATAGACTTTAGGAGCTAAATGAAAACATCAACGTTACAGTCATTAAATCAAGCTGTAAATCAAGTTCATGAAGGAAAAGTTGTTTTAAAAGGATTGAATGCTTTTAAAAGCGATGAATCAATGATTGATGATCTTGAAAATGATTTACAAGCAGCTGGTTTAAAACCAATGAGGGATTATAGATTGGATCTGAAAAAAGGTACTATAACTATCATGAAGGATTCTCCTAAGTTAAAAAACATCAAACGCATTTATCGACTAAAATAATAAGGAGTCACAATGGATTTTTCGGAATTTTATAAACAAAAAGAGATTGATGGTATTAAATCATTAGTTTCGCGTTCACGTTTTATGAGTGAAGAAACAAAGCAGTTTTTGATGGATATTCTTGAGAAGGGTAAAGATCAAGTTATGGAAGCTGCTAAAGGTAAAGTTAAAGAAGATGATGAAGACGATGATGATGAAGACGAAGAAGGTGAAGATGATGATGAAAATGGAGATGATGAAGAACAAGAGGAAAGTAAAAAGAAAGACGTTAAAGAAGGCGAACTTCCTCCTGCATTAGCTAAAGCAGTAGCTAAGAAGAAAAATGGTAATGGTGACGATGACGAAGAAGAAGGTGATGATGATGATGAAGATAAAGAAGAGCCTAAAGAAAGCAAGAAAAAGACAGAGGCAAAAAAAGTGACTAAAGAAGAGTTCTATGATGAAATCCGAGATGATATGGCACTAGGATCATATGAATTAAAAGATGAGGATGGTAAAGTAATTGACGAGATAGAACTCACAGAAATTTATACTTCTGCCAAAGGTAAAGTAGGCAAATTCGTTAGAAGCTAATTATGCAAAGTCGCCAGCTACAATCATTAATTAAAACAATTAAAGATGTTCGTAGGACCAATCTCGATAGTCAATTAGATGAGGGAATATCTGGTTCTGCAGAAGATATTATTAGCGCTGCTATTAGTAGTCATGATAAATTGAATCGTTATTTTGATGATTTAATGGAAGAGACTAAAGCTGCTATGCAAAAGGCATTGTCAATTAACATAGCAGACTATTTGGAAGATCATATTAATGATAAATCTGATATACGAATAGTTCTACAATTTATAGCTAATAATCCAGAACATGTTGAAAAGGTTATTAAGAAGCATCTTCAATTAGATGTTATTGATATGGGAAAAATTGTTAAAGCAATTGGACCAGATATAGCAAAAGATATGATAGATGAAATTGTTAGTGATGCAAAGTTTGCTAAATTTGTTGACGATGCAAAAAATTTAGGTAAAAAAGCTAAATCTTGGATAAAAGGTTTATTCAGTTAATTAAAATAAAGGGCTGCGAAAGCAGCCCTATATTATGGCTACAAATGATATATTAGAGATTACAACAAAATGTAATCTTGCATGTTATGGTTGTTCACGTACAAATTTCCCTCCAGAAAAAACAACAGATCTATCTTTGGAAGATATTAAATTATCTTGTAAAGTTTTTGGACCTACTCAAGACTTATTGATTGGAGGAGATCTCGGTGATCCTCTTATGCATTCAAAATTTATTGAAGCATATAATATAATATGTAAAAATTTAATACCAATTGATAATAAATCTACAATTACAATTGAATCTAATAGCTCAATAAGAAATGCAAATTTTTATAAAAAATACTTAGATGTATGTAAACAAAATCAACATTGGAAACATATTTACAGATTCAGTGTTGATGGCATGGAAAATTCCAATCATATCTATAGAGTAAATGCAAAATGGAAAAAGATACAAGAAGCTATGGACGTTATGTTCAAACAAAACATTGTATCCGTTGAGTGGAAATATATTTTATTTAATCACAATTTAAATGATTTGTTCGAGGTATATGATATTATTAAAAAATATAACATTACATTACAATTAAGTGATAGTTATAAATCTTCTTTTATTCCGGAATCTTTTTTTCCAGATATAAAGGTACAAGATGTTGAGATATCGCAAATGTTGCTTTAGTGGTCCAGATTCAAGTTTATACATTAGTGCTGAAGGTTATGTATTACCATGTTGTTGGTTAGGTAATAGACCAGATATATATGAAGTACAAAGACTATATGGGGATGAATTTGAAAATTTGCATATATCAAAATTTAAAAATGCAGTTGACAATTTTAAAAAAATAAGTGATACTTGGGAAAATAAATCTTTTGAACCATGTGTTAATTATTGTGAACTAGATGATCAAAATAAAAAATGGAATAAGATAAAATGATACATTTCGCACATATATGTCCTACGGCATATCTTTATGACTATGCCAAATATAATACCGCACATTTGATACTTGCTCATCTAGTTGAAGAAGATGGGCAGTATCGAAATTTCTACAAAAACTTAAATGATGGTAATCCAAAGATAATGGATAATTCTGCTTTCGAAATGTGGAAGCAGAACAAACCTATGTATCCAACAGATAAGTTGTTGGAAATGGGAAGAGCATGTAATGCTCAGTATATTGTTATGTCAGATTATCCAGGTGAACCATGGGAGAAAACACGTGATGCAGCTATTGAACTCATTCCAAAATTTAAAGATGCAGGGTTCAAAACATTTTATGTTCCTCAAGGACCAATTGGTGACGTTGAGTCATTACTTCAGTCAATTGAATGGGGTATTGATAATAAAGACATTGATCTTATCGGTATTAGTATTTTGTCTACTCCCAATGCTTTTGGTGTTGAACGCAATAACAGATTACAAAGATATCTTTCGAGATGGGAAATCTTTAGGCTTCTTAAAGAGCGTAGACGGCCTGGTGATTCAACCTACCAAAGATTTCATTGCTTGGGCATGGTCGATGGACCGAATGAAATAATTTTACTTAAAGAATTCAACCATTATATTTTTAGTTGGGATTCTAGTGCAGCCATTTGGGCTGGTATAAATGATATTTCTTTTGATAAAAGTCCTACAGGGTTAGTTGATGGTAAGTTTGAAAAAGAAGTAGATTTTGGTCATAAACAATCGTTGACTTACAAACAAGAAACTCTTATAATAAACAATATTGATTACATTAACAAATTGGTAAAATGATTTTAGGGTTAGCTGGGCCACGAGGTGGTGGTAAAGATACTTTAGCAGATTATTTGGTTGAAGATTATAGCTTTAAAAGAATAGCTTTTGCAGATCCAATTAGAGAGCAAGTTAAATTTCTTTTACAGTTAAAGTCTGATTATGAATATGATATTGTTAAAAGGTCTAATTTGCTAATGCTTAATCATCCTGGTCGTGAGCATCTTATAGATGGTAGGCATCTTGTGAGAGAGATTGGGATGTTAATGTTGTCGTATGATAAAGACCAATTCACAAATTATGTAACAACAGAAATAACAAAAAATATTGAAAAGTATAATTATGTTGTTACTGATTTAAGAATGGACCATGAATATGTTTGTTTAAAAAGATTAGATGCATTTATCGTTAAGATTAAAACAGGTAAACCTAATACAGACAAGCATGTAACAGAAGTTGGCTTTGATGATAGCCAATGTGATTATATTATAGATAATTCTACACGTGATCTGGATCAATTTAGAAAAAATATTGATACTATGATCCAAGGGAGATTTAATGTTTATCCATCCAGCAGGTAAAGAAAATAAAACTCTTGTCAATAATATTGACAATGATATGATACAACCAAATACAATAGATTTGAGAGTACAATCTGTTATGCGTATTGGTTCAGGAGAATTCAGTATTGATGAAGAAAGTAAAGCACATCGAAAGCAAGTAGAAGTTCCAAAAGATAAAGATGGTTATTGGGAACTTGAAAAAGGAGGGTGTTATGCTATTGACTCTAATCAATACATTGAAATGGGAGAAGGTGAAATTGGCATTGTATTAGGCCGATCTACTTTTAACAGGAATGGCGTGTTTATTGTTAGTTCTGTGTATGATAGTGGTTTTCGGGATTATATTGGTGCTACTTTATATAATATTGGCGGTTTAACAAGGATTCGATATGGCACAAGATTTGCACACCTCATACTTGCAAAGGCGGAAACACTTTCCATGTATACTGGAGACTATGGAGGTTGAGTTAAAAGTACATACACCTGAACATTTTAATGCAGGTGTAAAGGATTTATTACCTTACATGTCGTGTTTAGATGCTATTTTAGCTTATTGTGAGATGAATAATTTAGAGTTTGATACAGTAAAAAGATTAATAGGTACAGACTTAAAACGACAATTGCGTAAAGAAGCAGAAGATTTGCACTTTATTGCTAAATCAGCAAGGTTACCCATTTGACAGATTTCGAGGTTTATAAAATATACCTTGCTCTGAAATTACATTTTACTAGTGATTATGATTATGTGAAATATAACGGTAAAGTAAATGCAACTCTTACCAGTTATCAAAAACGTAGAGATCAATTCTTTTTCAAAAAAATATCACGAATTTATAATAAAGAGCAAGTTGAACATTTTTTTGTTTCTAATTTTGTTGAAAACGATAAAATGTGGATAGGTGATGCATTAACACCAGAATGTACTACCACTTATAAAAGTTGGTTAAAAAAGATTGAAAGTTTACAATATACTTTTAAAACAGATTGTAATGTTTTATTTAATTTTGTAGGAAGTGATAATTTAAGTGAATCTTTTGATAATATTTTTATAGTGAAGAATGGTCAACATCCACCAATATTAAAATTGTTATTAGCTAAAAAAATCAATTTAGAAACATTTATTATTTTAAATAGCATTTTAAAATTTGCTATAAAGTTTAACAGTCAGCTTTCTGAGACTGTTATTTGGCCTGATTTATTTACGAAGTGTAAAAATTATAGGCCTTTTTTGGAATATGATGTACATAAATATAATAAGGTCATGTCAACAATGTTATATAATTGTGCTTGACTTTTATTTAAATATATCGTATACTATAGTTATAGAATGAATAATGTGGATACTAATTAATACAACGAATAATAAGGAGTAATATGTCGTTCGCAAATATGAAGAAACAACGTAAAAATAATTTTTCCCGCCTTAACGAAGAACTCACAAAAATAGGTAATGGTGAAGCCAGAGGTCAAGATGATAGGTTTTGGAGACCTGAACTTGATAAATCGGGTAATGGTTATGCTGTTATTAGATTTCTACCTCCTGTTGAAGGAGAAGATTTACCATGGGTTCGCTTGTTTAATCATGGGTTTCAAGGTCCAGGTGGTTGGTATATTGAAAACAGTCTTACTACTCTTGGTAAGAAAGATCCTGTTTCAGAATACAATTCCAGTCTTTGGAATTCCGGGATTGAAGCTAATAAAGATTTAGCTCGTAAACAAAAAAGACGTTTGTCATACATTTCTAATGTTATGGTATTAGAAGATTCTAAACATCCAGAAAATGAAGGTAAAGTTTTCTTATTTAAATATGGTAAGAAAATTTTTGATAAGATTAATGATCTTATGAATCCGGAGTTTGAAGATGAATCTCCAGTCAATCCATTTGATTTTTGGGAAGGTGCTGATTTTAAATTAAAAATCAGGAAAGTTGAAGGATTTACAAATTATGATAAATCTGAATTTAATACACCTTCAGCATTCATGGATGGAGATGATGCAAAACTTGAGGAACTGTGGAAAACACAGTATAAACTTCAAGATTTCTTGCTTCCAGACAATTTTAAATCTTATGAAGATCTCTCTGCAAGACTTGATAAAGTTTTAAATTTGGGTGCTGTTAATACTTTAACAGCTGCAATGACTGCTGAAGAAGAAGTTCTTCCAACTAAGCCTATACAGGCTCCTATAACGCCAGCAGTTAGTGAGGATTTTGATGAAGGATCTGGTGATCAAGATTCAATGTCATACTTTGCAAAATTAGCTGACGAAGAGTAAGATTTATTTGGGCTGCTATATGCAGCCCATTACTATTCCATTAATCACTCTCTAGTGCTACTGCCGCTGCTAATTTTATTTCTTTTGCACCTGTTGCTATGCTATTAGTGACTTTTTTAGTGGTTTGAGTTATAATGGTTTTGGCATTATCGATAATGGTTGGACCGGCAGGTTGTGTAGCGTTGAGACCCATTTTAGTTTTCATTTCATCTCGTTCTGCTGTCAATGTTAATAAGGTTTCTAATCTCTTTTGCATAGCCATTTCAATTGACTTTGCTCTAATCATTCCTTGATTCTTCGACAATACACCCATAGGATCTGATGCATTCAGTCTTGCTTCTTCAAGAGCAGTACCCATTACAGCAACCTGTTCCATCTCTTTAATTAAGTTAGCTTGCTTTTTTAGGTATTCCTGTAAACCTTCTTCTGTTTGCTCTTCTTGGTTGTACCATGCGTTTTCAAGTTCCTTTGACTGCTTCTTGATCGCCTCCATTTCTTTCTTTTTTCTTGTATTTGCTTGTTCAAATACTTCTTCTTCTACAGCATCAAGGGCGAGTATTTTTCCTTCTAGTTGACTCCTAGCATCATCATCTGCAAATAGACTGGCCATACGAGCAAGAGGTCCTTTACCTTGTGCGAGTTCTTCAAAGAAACCAGTTTCTTCAGAAGCTCTTATTCCTTCAGCTGTTAAAGTGTCTCGCATTGCCGCTTTAAGTTCTTCTACATTTTCTTGTCTTATCCTATTAAGTCGTTGTTGCTCTGATTCTGCTTTTATTAGTTTTGCTTCTAATAATGCTTGATTATAAAGATCACCTTGTTCTATTGCTTCGTCTCTTTGTTCTTTTAATAATCGTATCTCTTCTACCTTTGCATCCATTTTTGCATCGGTCGTTAGCAATGCTTCACGTTCGGCGTCTATAGCTTTTTCAAAATCATCTAATTTTTTCTGTTCTATTTCTTTTCGAGCACCAGTTGCTTTTTCAACTTTTTCTCTCATCTGCTCTAAAGTCTCATCCAAATTTTTCTTGATATTTGGATCATCAAAAAGATCACCTACACTTCCACCAATTGTATTACCTAAATCAGCAGCTAATGCAGCACCAGCTGGACCACCAAAAATAAAACCAACTGCTCCACCAACAATACTACCTGCTACTCCTCCTATATCTTCCCATTGAACAGCTGTTCTAATATCATCATCTGTCATAGCACTGTGAATATCAAAAATATCTTTACCAGTTGCAATTGTTGCTGAGATTCCAGCAAAAACTGGCATTACTCTTCCAAGTGCTGTACCAGTTATTGTTTTCATACCATCCATAACAGTTTTAGATGCTTTTCCAACATCAAGCAATCCTTTTGCTCCTCTTGTAGCTTTAAGTGCATCATCAGTACTGTTTAATATAACTCGTCCAGTATCATCTACTAATCCTAATTGAATTGCTCTAGCTCTTGAAACAAACTTTTTAGTAATTGGATCTTTTACACTCCATCGTGGTGGTTTACCAGTCATACCTGGCTGTGTCGTTAATGCTTCTCCAGCTGTTAACATCGCACCTCTTGCTGCAGTATTTGACATTCCTAGAAATTTAGTTTTCACAAAGTTTTTAAAACCACCCATATTTTTGACGCTTCTAAGCAATTCTTTTCCTCCAAGCCAGCCCATTATTGCACTGCCTACCCAACCAAAAAGACCACCACCATCATCACCACCAGGAAGTCCTGGACCACCCGGTCTGCCGCCACGGGTTGCTACAAGATTAGCCTGATTTTGCTCCATTCGCCTTCTTCTTCTAGCTTCCATTTCAGCTTCTTCTCGCTCGGCATCAGTAGGAGTTCTATCTAACATTTCCATCATAAGATCTGTTTGAGTTTGCAATTCAGTAATCATATCAGTTGCTAACAGCTTATGAGTTAGGGCAGATACTGTAAAACTTTCTTCTTGTAATTCTCTAGTGCGTGCTTCCTGTTCTTCTATTATCTTCTTTCTTTTTTGTTCAAATATATTAGCCCCAAATATTCTTTTAACACTGTCACCAAGATTACCCCACACCTTAACATTATTAACCCAAAATCGTTCTAATTTTTCGCTTAATGAGAGTTGACCTGCTTTTAATGATTCTCTTATATCCCCTAATAATTCTGCATGTTCTTTAGGATCTAAAGTTGCACTTTCTACTGTTTGACGTTCAATCTCCGACAACCTAGTAAGTATATTTTCATCATGTTTACCAGTACCTAGTTCTTGGGTCTGAGTAGCCATTAATAATTTTTCCATTGTACCAGCCAGTTTATTTTGTAATAAATTGGCTTGTTCCAAATATAAGGCTTGTCGATGAGATCGCTCACTTATGTTTTCAAGTCCATGAGAAAGTTTGTCTAGCGATATATTACTTACATCGAGATGCTCAGTTTGTTTTTTTGTTTCTGTGGTCTGCTCTTCAGAAGCCTGTTGAAATGATTTGATTAGACCCGATAAGTCTTCTGCCATTATTATCCTTAATGGTTCATTTGTTGTTGTTGTCGTTTAATTCTATCATTCTCTTCTTCAATATATTGCATTAATAATGTTGTGTACACTTCAAGTTCAAATGGTATTAAATTTTCTACATAAGCCATATCAAAACTATGATGTATCTTCAAAGCAAACATTGTTTTATAATAGTTTGCTAATGAATTATGAATCATGGCGATAAAAAAAAATTCTCTAATCCTTGAATAGTATATGTAGTACGTTCATCACAGCCTTCTTTTGTACACTGATAATTTAATGTATGCCGTAATTTAGGCATTGTATCAAAAAAACCTATTACTTTACGAAATTGTTCTTGATTGAGTGATTGTACAAACTCATCAAGTTCAGTTTTAGTTTGTAATTTAGCTTCAAAAATCTTATCACCTTCTATAATACTCTCAGTACAATCTCTTATTAAACTAAACATTTTATCTGTCACTTTTGTTGTATCCTGCGTAGTAAATGAAGAAAATTGTTTAATATTTGGATATGCCATTTTTATGGAAACAGTATCCGTTAATTTAACAAGAGGTGAATGATCATCATCAAGTTGTAGTGCTACATCATTTATGTTAAAATCTACTGGTACATTGCTTTCACATTTTGCACACGGTAGCATTAATTTAACACTTTCTCCTACAGATTTAGCACGTAGATGTAAAAACCAATATTCTAAATCAAATAACGGTAATGATTCAATTTTTATTTTCTTCACATCAGTACAGCAATTGTTTATTATTTGACGAATTGCCTGTAACATTGTTTCGTCATTTTTAGATTCTATAGCCATTAACAATATCTTTTCTTCTTTTACAAGAAAAGGTCTATATGAAATTTCATGATCTATAGAATGTAATTTAATTTTATATGTGGGGGTATTCAGTTTTGGTAAAGCCATAATTTAATCATCCTCATTCATATTCTAATATGGTGGTGTAAGATTCAAATTTATTGATCTTCGATATGTAAAATTAACTAATAATTTCCCATAAGTATTATTTTCTGCATGCCCTAATGTGATATCTCCAACAGAGGTAGGAAAAGCATCTTCAATCTTTTGTGCATATGAAAAATACTGTGCATCAGCTGATCCAGATAATATTCTTTCTTCATCTTCAGCATTTAACTGGCCAATGTATATATCTCCAGCATAATCATCAATATAGTTTGGATCATATGTTCTATCATTTTGTACTAGATTTAACCATCGATCAAAATACTCTCTAATAGCCATATCTGCAGTAAGCATAAAAGTTATGGACATATCAGCATATATGCTTTCTCTACCAATTTTTGTTACTGGACCATAGGTTTTATAATCTGCAGTAGCGATAGATCTACCTGGAAAAGTTAATGCTTCTGCCAAATAGGGTATATCTTTAGCTGTCTCAGAATCCATTTCACCAGCTTGTGGTTGTGAAATATAAACAGAGTATCTATTGGGCTGTTGAAGCCCTCCTCTCATTGTTAATACTTTTTGGAAAGATTCTATATTAAAAGAAAAATTTGACATTATCCTCCTTGCATTCCTTGAACCATTTTACGACTTTGTCCCCACACATATCGCTTATCTTGTTTCACGAATTGTTCAACAGGAAGATAAAGTGCTGTCATCCAATCATCAGCTGCTATTTTAATCAATTTGGATGTTACCTTTGTTAAATCATAACGATGTATACAAGGTATTGCATTTCTATATCGCGCAACACCTTTAATGTGTTTATATTGAAAGTTAAAATGCTCATTACCTTCTCTTACAAAATCAACTTTTTCTAACATATGACTCATTAATTTTGTTCTCATACGATAAGGTAGATAATGAAAATTTATTCCAAGCATTTCATTTGCACCATAAGCCTCAATTGGAATTACTAAAGGACACATATCATAATATGGTAATTTTTGACGTGTTTTTGGTAAATACCTAAACATGTACATTCGACCTACAAAAGGTCTAGGTACATTAGGAGATTCCTCTAGTATTCTTTTTCTATTAAGTTTAGTACCAATTAATAGTTGGTATTTTTCATGTAACCAATTTAAAGCATTAGCAGTATTTTGTCTAAATTCTGATGAGCCTACTGAAACGCTAAGATTTCTTAAACTACTTGCCATGTATTATTTAGTCTTTAATTCATTCTCGGTTATTAGTTTGAACATCCATTTTTTTTGTTTACAATACTTTTCAGCAGCTTCCCATTTGGCTTGATTAACACCCCATCTTTTTACTTCAATTAGGTATCGTTTGTCTTTACCCTTTGTTAATCTTGGAGGTTTTGTTTGTATTTTGGGTTTTATTTCTATTACCAGCTGTTGTATACTATCATCATGTTTCTTTACTTTCATCCAAAAGTCAGGGTAATAAGTATGTACCTTTCGATCAATAGGTGAACGATAAGGTATACGTATTTCCTCACTAGACCATTGTATAACATTAGGATTTGTATCACAATAAACCATAAAATTTCGTTCCCACGAACTTCTATAAATAATGTTTATAGGATTACCTTTATATTTAGGTCTGTTTATTAATTTATACTTTCCTTTATAAGCCATAAATATGATAGAACTATAACACTTTACTCTTATTTAGGTTGATATGCCAAGTCCCCGTCAGAAAAAAGAAAGAAATAGAAAAGGAATAACAACTACTTATAATTTTCCAGCAGATATAGGTAGTGAAAATGCAGCACAACAACATTATATGATAATTAATTCATATGATCAAACTGTTGTACCAGGACAGGGGGGTGATGGTATGAAGCCATTACAGGATATGTCTGTTGCTTTGTATATACCTGCTGATGCGTTAAGAACCTCATATACGCAAAAATATGAAACTTTTGAAGGTTATGAAGCATTGATGACAGGTGGTTCTAAGATGATTGCAGATGCTATGGATAATAAAGCTACAAGTGCTCCATCTTTTAATATGCAGGATACTCTTATGTCTGCTATTGGGAGTGTAAAATCAGAAGAGTGGCAAGAAGCAGCAGGAACAGAAATGGCAAGATCTGTTGCACAATTTACAGCAGATAAGTCTGATATAGCTAAAGGTTCTATGATTGCTGCTGGATTAGCTATCAATCCTTTTTTAACCGTTTATTATTCTGGACCTGGAGATTTTAGAACACATACATTCTCTTTTGATTTTCTTGCAAGAAACCAAAAAGAATCTGAATCGATTAATAATATTGTTAGAGGATTTAGAAGTAGAATGTTACCTGGTAGATTTACTTCTCAGTTACATTCATATTTTCTTCAACATCCTCATCAATTTGATATTGATTTTTTCATTAATGGTAAACAACAAACAGACAGTAAAAGTTCGTGGGTATTTACAATTAAGAGATCAGTTATTACTCAAATGAATGTTGACTTTGCTGGTCAAGGAGTTCCTGTATTTTTTAACGATACAGGTGCACCTTTTAATGTTAAAATGGATTTAACATTTCAGGAACTGGAAATTCTTACACGACAAACATTTGATTCTACTTTTAGAGCAACAGATATGGAACAGCAGCACTTGCATCCTCATCAACAATCTAGGTATCATCAAAGTGATACAGATTTTGGACATAGTACTGTTCGTAACGTACGTGGAGCAGCTTCTAGAACACCAACAACGATAGCACAAGAAAGATCTGGTAATTTCCGTAACGTAGGATAAAGACAAGGGACTAAATGTCAAAGTATTTTGATTTAATGCCAACCATTAATTATAACATTAATGGTACAACTTCTAATGAATATACAACAGTAGCTAATATTTTTGTTCGCCAAAAATTAACACAATTGGCAAGAGAAAAGGCTTTTATTTACTATCCATATGTTATTGAAGATGGTGAACGACCTGATACATTAGCTCATGAATATTATGGAGATGTCAAGTATACGTGGGTAATATTTTTTGCAAATGATATTGTAGATCCTTATTTTGAATGGCCTTTAAGTACAAAGGAAATGAATAATTTTATAACAAAAAAATATGATAGTATTGCAGAAGCTATGTCTACTATACATTCTTATAATAGAATTTTAAGAGAAACTACTTCAGATAAAAAAGAAGTTCTTTTAGAGATTGATGAAACAACCTATGATTCTTTAGATCCAACACTTAGAAAAACAGTTTCCAAATATGAGTATGAAATTGAAAAAAATGAGGCAAAGCGATCAATTGATTTGATAGATGATAGCTTAGTAGCTTCTGTATTTAATGAAGTTAGAAAAAGTTTGAAAAATGCCTGAATTCCGCGATAAAAAATATGATATAGACAAATTACATTTACATACTCCAAATTTAATGGGGCAACCCATGAATTTAATGAAATTGATGGTAGATGTAGTTGTCGAAGAAAATTTATATCGGCCTTTCATTAATGGTAGTATTACTATTATGGATAAAGGTGGTTATTTTGAAATATTTCCAATCTTAGGAGAAGAGTATCTTGAAATTTTTATTACATCACCAAACGATGAAAGACCTTTAAGCGGTTTTTTTCGAGTATATGAAGCTTCACCACTAGTACGAGGTGAGGGAAATCCAGGTGCGACTTTCACATTGTACTTCGCTTCTGTAGAATATTTTATTAGTAAAAGAACTAAAATTTATGATTCTTATTTGGGAGCTCATAAAGCATCATTAAGTTATATTGTAAAACAAGTATATGATAATTATATTAAAAATACAGTGAGAGGAGAAGGTCATGAGGATTATAAAAAAGATATTATAGTTGAAGACACCTTGAGACAATATCAGATAATGTTTCCTAACCGTACTCCCTTTCAAGCTATTAACATGTGTGCTAAAAGGGCTTTGTCAAAATCAAGAATTTATAAAGGTGCTACATTTGTATTTTATGAGGAACTTGATGCTTTTCATTTTGAGTCAATTGAAGGATTAGTAGACAAAGTTCCGAAATTAATATTAATTTATTCTCCAAATTTGAACGCAGATGCTGATAGTAAGGAAACGTTAGGAGACTCACAATTACAATTACAAGATGATGATCTCCAAACTCAAAAAGTAGAATCTTTTGAAGTCGTATCGAATTTCGATGTCTTAGATAATATACAAAAGGGCATGTATTCTTCACGATTAGTTACATATGATTTTGAAAGAATGAAATATAGAGAGTATGATTATGAGTATGTACCTCAAAAAGCTGATAAAGACGTATTAATTCAAAAGGATGGTCAACAAGTAGCAACTACGGTTAAAGCTGGAAAAGAAGGTGATGTAGAAGTTTTATATGATAGAAGTAAAGCAGTTAATATGTCTGGAAAATTGTGTACTCACAATAACGATAATTTAAATCATCCTTTACAAAAAATTCACTTACATTCTACAACATTAAATCATGATTTCATTTTTGATACAAATCAAACTCAGGCAGGAGGGTTTAAAGAGAAGGGTATCATACCATCCAGTGTTGAAGAATTATTGCTTCAGCGCTTTTCTCAATTTCAACAATTATCAAATATAAAAGTAAGAGTAAATTTGGCGAAAAGTAATATGGCTATTAAAGTAGGAGATGTTGTTGAGTTTCAAATGCCATCTGAAATTGCTAGTGAAGTGATAGGTAGTACACCTCCGGAGGTTCATTTTTATTATGGAGGAAAATATATAGTTACGAAAACAGTTCGTAATATTAGTGGTCCTGGTGGTATGCAAACTATGTTAGAATTATCTAAAAATTCTCTTGATAATCCTATGCCAGATTTTGATCCTGCTGTTTTAGCGAAAAACCAAATAATAGGTGATGTTGATGAAAATGATGTTGCTAATAATACAGAAACAATTTAGGTAAGTGGGAGAATTATGAGTTTTTTAGGACGTGATGGTTTTGTATGGTGGGTTGGTGTAGTTGAAGATCGACTTGATCCTTTATTTCTTGGCCGATGTAGAGTAAGAATATTAGGTTGGCATACTAAAGATAAAAGTATATTACCTACTACTGGTTTACCATGGTCAATGCCAATTCAACCTTTAGCATCTGCAGCTCAAACAGGAGTTGGTATAAGTCCAACAGGTCCCGTAGAAGGTTCTTGGATATTTGGTTTTTTTAGAGATGGTAATGAAGCACAAGAGCCTATGATGTTAGGAACAATGGGTGGAATTCCTCATGAACTTGCTGAACTAAATGTAGGCTTTAATGATCCTCGTTTGGATGTTGATCCAGCTCCTATAGCAGTTGGGCCGATGCAAAAGCCAGTTAAACTTATTAAAAAGTTACTAGATGCGCCAAGAGATCCAGACTATGATAATACAATATATGGTAGAGGACAAAAAGTTATTCTTCAGAATAGAGGAGCTCAAGGTTCCAATACTATAATTTCCACATATCCTGATGAAAGATATTTAAAAGAGCCAACTACACCAAGACTTGCAAGAGGTAGAGAAAAAACTGCTCAAAATTATCAAACTAAATCAGGCCAATTTAGACCTATTGATGGGCCATTATATAGTAAAGCAGTTTCAAGAATTCAGAATATTAGAAGGGCTAAAGATAGTAGGTTTGATGAACCAGCTTTAAATTTTTCAGCTCGTTATCCTTATAATCATGTACAACAGTCTGAAAGTGGTCATGTAATTGAAATTGATGATACCCCTAAGCATGAAAGATTACATTGGTTTCATCGCTCTGGTTCATATACAGAAATGCAATCTGATGGTGATGTTATTAATAAGTCTGTTGGTGATTTATATAATCTTACTTCTCATAACGAATTTCAAACTGTTCAAAATGATAAAGTAGCAACCATTGGTGCAGGATATGAATTGCTTGTTAATGAAAACAACGCACCAAATAATGATCTATATATTAAAGTAGGAAGTCAGGGTAATGCTATTGTAAAAACACGAGATGGTAATATTCAATTAGATGCTGGAAATAGACAAATAGAATTTCGAGCTGGTTCAATTGCAACAACATTTACAAAAGATTTAGCTACTAATACAGAACAAGATATGTCTGTTAGTGCTAGAAATTTTTCGCAATCTACAATAGGTAATACATCATTCTCTTCATCAGGTGAAATATCTTTAAGTGGATCACCAGTAACATTATCATCTTCAGGTAATATGGTATCTGTGATAGCTCAAAATATGGATACGGCTATTTCAGAGTCATCTATAGAAACTATTCAACCAGTCAAATCTTTATTAGCTACTAGTCTATATGCAAAAGAAATAAATGCAGTATTTGGTAAGATTAAAATAGAAAGTGTTGATACTGCTACATCAGGTGGTATTGAATTTAATACAGGTCTTGCAGGAGCTGCAAGTACCATGAAATTTGGACTTCAGGGTAAAATTGATTTAATATCTTTAGTAGGTGATATAGAAACAACTGCAATCAAAGGAGATGTTAAGACAACTGTAACAGCTGGAGATCATTCTGTAACAACTGCGAAGGGTAATATTCTTAATGATGCTATGACAGGTGCAATAGAAATTAAAGCTAGAGCAAGTACAATTGATCTTGATGGTGGTGGTAAAGTTACCGTAAAAAGTGCAACAGAAGTTTTAACTGATGCTGCTTCGATTAGTTTAAAAGCTAGCACTAATGTTAGTTTAGGAAAAGAGCAAGCAAGTGAATCACTTATTTTAGGAAATAAGTATATGGAAAAATTTGGAATACATTATCATGCAACAGGTACAGGTCCTTCAGGTCCAGTAAACAATGCAGGGCAATTTACAACAACACTCTCACGAAAAGTTTTTGGTTCATAATGTTAAATTTTTCTATACTAAAGACACAAATGCAATCTGGTTTTGCAACACATAACAATTCAGCAAATGAAGCTGCTGGTAAAATTGCTTCAGCTTTTGATGCTTATATAAAAACAATAGCAAATCAAGGTAATGGGACATATGCTAATATGCCAGGTGTAAGCACTTTACGAAGTACTCTTACTAATATTTTCAACCAACAAATGGCATCAAAATTAGCTATTTCTAATAATATTGCTGCCGCTATTAATACTTGTTTTTTAACTTTAATGACTACGTATCAAACCGCGCCTCCTCAACCAGTAGGATTTGATTATCTACAAACATCATTGGCAAGAACATTTGGGGAAAGCCAACCATCAGGGCAGGTATTCGCACAGAAGTTTGCTGGTAATATTGATGGTTATGTTAGAAAGTGTATGATAAAAGGTGTCATTCCTGGCACACCACCTATAGTTTTTGATGGACCTCCTAAATGACAACAATAGCACAAAAAATTACAGAAACACGTGATAGCATTAATGCAGGACCTGATAATATAATCTTTGCAAGATTAGATGCGTTAAATGCAATAATGTTAGCGATGGAAGTCCTTGTTCAAAACGCTGGTGTATTAACAACAAATCAAGCATCGTCTGGTAAAACTCTTTATGATATTGCAAAAGAACAGTCTGAGATTTTAGCATTATGTCAAGGAGCTAGAACAACTGATATACAAGATTTTGGTAATTTAGCTAATACTACGATCTATGATACAGGAGATGTTGATTTTACTTTTCCAGTATCTAATAGCACAGTGACTTCTTTTGGTGTACAAGTATTATCTATTGATGGTGAAACAGAAATTGATTTTTCAGGTACTCTTGGTGCAACACAAACAATTACTTATAGCAATAGTACAACAAATACATTTAGTACTTACATTGGTGATTATTATCTTGTTCAAAGTAGAAAAACAGGCAGTTTAGTTAAAGCTACTGATGCAACTAATTTAAATGCAGTGTTAAGGCCTAATGCAATTAATCCATTAGGACAAGATGTAGCTTTTGGAGATGATACAACTAATGAAATAGGGTCATGGAATGAAGATTATGCTCGTATGGATATTAATACATTAACAGAAACAGATGGTGTAAAATTTGTAACTCTTGCAAGACCTTTAGCAGATGGATCAGCTAATTCTTTTTCTCCTCCTGGCTTATATGATGCTTTAGTTTTAAAACGAAAAATTAATCATGGTGATGAAGAAGCACATACGCAAGCATTTGTTGCTGTTGTTGTATGTGAAGGATTACAGATTAATACGAATTGGTTACCTGTAGGAGATAATACAGGAAGTTATGCTGCCTCAGCTGCTTTAACAACCAATGCTGTTAAGTTAAGTGATGCTAATTTTAAAACACGCGCAGATCTTTTTTATAATGCAGATTATTCTACTAATACATTACCTGTCTTTAAATCATTAGCCAATACTTTAGTATCAACATCTCAGGAATTACCACTTTTTAGTGGAACATATCCTAATAAAGAAATTAATCCTTTGGCACCCTTTGTTTATAAAAAGAAGGAATTACAACCAACTGGATTAGGTGAAGGAGATTTATTTTGTGGAAGATATGTCCATATTGAAGCAGGTAGACAATTACCAGGTGATACAGACTTTGATTCTGATACTGGTACTTTAACGTTTTCTGGAGGCATTGATAAAGAATATAGATTTGTTATTGATACAGCTTCCAAATACTTTTTGCAAGTTAATCCAATGTTAACATTAGGAACAGATGGTGTCTATACAACTAATACAGTACCTAATGCTAATGATCCTCAAAGGCAATTTGTTACAGGTATGGCTACGATAGTGTCTACTACTACTGGTCTTGCACATGATACTACGAATTATCCTTATGTTAATTTAAAATGTATTTTTAGTGGAACAACTGCATATAGTTCAGTTTCAAAATCATTTGGATCAAGTGGAGATGCAAACACAACATATGGGGCTCATAGTGTTTCAGCTTTAGCGAGATCAAATACATCACATGCTGGTTCAGCAACTGCAACACAGAAATTGTACATAGATGCAGATGGCCAAGCTAATACAACATCAGCTAGTGCTACTGCTATATCATTAACTTGGGCAGGGTCAGATCATGGTGTAGGTACAAATACAGTAACGCATTATTATTATCTACCTGTAGCTGGTTCTGATCAATTAATTAATTATCAACCTCACAGTGCTTTGTATACAATAACAAGAGCAGATGATGGAAGTGGAGGAAATGCATATACAATGACTTGTGCAGTAAGTCAAGGTACTGCTTTTGTAGCACCACATATTTTTAATCAATTACAAGCTCATTGGAATAAGTATCCTCAACTAGATGCTGTGATTAATGGGTTGGATTCACGAAAAACTAATCACGATCCTTATTTTGAAGTAGTTAATGATGGTACTGCTATTAACGCAAGTGCTCAAACTAAGTATGAAACTTATTATGATAGATTAATTGATTTGGTTGCAAAACGAAATGCATGGAGAAATGGTAGTAGTGGAACTCATGATACTTATCGTGCTGCTGCAGTTGGTGGTTCATCTTCTTCTTTAATTACTGGGAGTGGTTTAGAATATAAAGCTGATATTTTTGATACTGAGTTTACTGCTTTTAAAACATCTTTAAATACATTTGAAGCAAGTCGAACAGAACGCATCGCAACAATAGGAGCAAGAATAGGTGCACCAACATATGCTAATCAAAGTCCTGCTGCACAAGATGATTCAGATACAAAAGCAGCATATAAAGTGTCTGCTATTCCAACTGTAGATACAGCTGTTGGTGATGCTGATACAGATGTGGTTGGTATTACACCATATGGAAGAAAGTTATATGATGTTATTAATACATTTTTGGATAGTGACACAGGATATTTACGAGATATTATGGAAAAGATTAATAATATTCAATTTGCTTTTGATAAGATTAATCAAGATAGAAACATTTACGAAGTTTTAAATAACAGATCGAAACAGTTTTAAGATATGGCTGAAATAAAATTAAATATAATAGGATTAGCAACTGCAACGGCGAACGACAACGGTAATACTGTTCAGATAACTACGTTAACTTATAATCCAACATATACAACAACTGAGAATGGTGAAGAGACTACAGCAAATACTTCACTTGCTAATGGTTATAATATTACTCTTTCAAGTATAGAAGATGATGCTTCTCTTTCTGAAGATGCAACAGGATTTTCATCATTAAATGATGGAAGTTTTTATGTTAGGCCAGAGGCTTTTGGAACAACTGTAAGATTATTTAAAGACGAAGCACAAACTATAGATATTGATTCTTCAGGTTTTTTTATTCATAAAGCAAATACTGGTATATTAACATTTACACCACCAGATACAACAGCAGAAGAAGAGGAAGAGGAGGAGACAAAGCCAGCATGGCAGTCCTTAACACTAGGGGATCATGGTGGTCTTGCTGTTTTATTTGAAAAAACAGCAGATGCAGTCGCAGTTAATAAAGCAGCTTTAACAGCATTTAAAACAACATATGAAACTTCAAAAGCATTAAAAATTGCTGCAGTTAATCCTGTTTTTGCTCTTTTAGAAACTATCATATCTCAAGTAGATACTATTTTAGCAGATTTAGAAAAACTTGGATTTTTTATGTTAAATGTTAATTCATATACAGTACCTCCATCTACAACAAAAGCTGCAACATATGGAAGTTTTGTACATCAAGGTGTAAAAGAAGTACCTGCTTATTATGATACAAATAGAGAATTGGTAGGAGCAATAAATGGAAGAACTGTAAAAGACAATCCTCCCCTTGGACAGACTGCTACTGATAAGACGTGGCTTGTAGGAAGTGTAGAAGCACCACAAGCAACAGATCCTTTTGGATTGAAATTAACAAAGTTAGTACCTTATTCTGGTCCGGACGATAGCGGCACTGTTACAAATGAATTAACTGGTATGTTAGAATTAAATCCTTCAGCAGTTATATCAAAAATGGTTGAAGCTTTTAATGATGAAGGTGATCAACAAAAAGAATATCAAGATGCAGAGGGTTTTCCAGTAAGTTCAGCTAATGAAGCTCAAGATATTATTTTATATGATAAAAATGGAGAAGCAATTTCACATGATAAGAGATATGTGTGGAGAGATCATAAACCCAATTTTGGTTCGGACTCTGCTGTAGGAGGAATTTGTATAATTTATGGAGCTACTACTATTACAGGATTCCTTGAACTCATATATTTGCTTAAAGACTTTTTTAAGATTCCAGATCTTGAAGATTTGTTTAATGATTTAGCAGCACTATTAAAACCACCTGCTATAAAAGTACAAGTTAATATGGTTCATGATTTAGCATTTGGTGATGATACATATGGAAGTATGGCCGGCGATCAGCTGATGGGTGTTGATTTAAAAAGATCAGAGCAAAGTTTTGGTAAAAAGTTAGATGGTTTAAAAGAGGGTGAGAAAATTATTGTAGTTGAATTGACAGATGTTGATGGAGAAGAAACTGGATTTAAAGCACAAGTCATTTCTTCTTCAGATTCAAAAAAATCAGAAATATATGCTGCAACAGATAAAGGTGAGACTAAGAAAAATATAAACACTTTACCTTATTGGGAAGAAACTCTTACTTTACAACCTTTTCAACTTAATAAGAAACCTCAACCTGGTAATATTTTAACCATTGCCACGGTTAAGTCAGATGTCGAAGCTGAAGCAGTTGAGACTGACACTGGTAGTGATGAAGACTTAAAAACTCAATCAAGTGGTGCAAAATTAGTAAGTGAAGATGGTGAACAAATAGATGCAGAAATAGAATATGAAGCACAAAGAATAACACACGATGTTCCAACTACTGTGTGTTTGATAAAAACACAAGTAGATAAACCTGATAGTGTTCCACCTGATTTTATGACTTACACACTAACGGATCTAATTCCAATTCTAGGAACTTTTATTAGATGGACTAGAGGTGAACTTAATAGTTTTAGAGGATTAATTTCAACAGCTCAAGCAGGTATAAATCGAACAATTAAAACAATAGATGAAAGAGTTGAACAAATTGTTAAATTAAATGAACTTATTATTTCAATACAAGAACAATTTATTAATTTACAAAAAATAGGGCTATATGTTCTCGTTATTCCACCTGAAACTGGTGGAACTGCTGCATTTTTATCAACCTTACAAGGAGCTGATAATCAACCTCCAGCATCATTAAGATTTAGTGCTGGAAGTTTAATTATGGGAGGTTCTCCAGATAGTAAAAGTACTCAAGCTGTTGCAGCTTCTTTGGAGACGTTACAACTTCTACTTGGTATTAAAGATGAAGAAGGGGGAGAGGGAAGAAATAGATGAGACAAGTAGTAATTAGTATAAATAAGGTAGGAGAATAATATGGCAGAGCAGTATGCAGATATAAGTAACGATTTTTCAGCAAATCCGATCACTAAAGATATAAGTACAGTGACAGGTGCGGAGGCTGTAAAATCGTCAATTAGTAATATTTTAAAAACGAATACATATGATAGAGTGATGCAACCACATCTCGGATCAAATTTAAGACAATTTCTTTTTGAACCAATATCACAAATAACTGCTCATAGAATGACAAAAAGTATTCAAATAACTTTAGCTTCAATGGAACCTAGAGCACAGTCGTATGAAGTTGCTGTGGAACCCATTCCAGACAATAATGAATATAGAGTTCAGATTAAATTTTTTGTTATAGACCAAATTGAACCATCTTTTTTCGAAACATTTTTGACAAGGATTAGATAGTAATGGCCTCAAGTAGCACTTTAAAAATTTCAGAATTAGATTTTAATAGTATAAAACAAAATCTAAAAACCTACATGCGAAGTCAAACTGAATTTGCTGATTATGATTTCGATGGTTCATCAATAAGTGTATTGTTGGACATATTAGCATATAATACACACTATAATGCATTTTATTTGAATATGTTAGCAAATGAAATGTTTTTAGATAGTGCTTTATTAAGATCAAGTGTAGTATCTCGAGCGAAAGCTCTTGGATATACACCACGTTCTGTAACAGGCACTAGTGCTGTAGTTGACTTACAAATTTTTCCTACAGGTGAACCGGCTACAATAACTGTTGATAAAAATACAGATTTTACATCTGTAGTGAATAATATATCATATACTTTTAATACAACAGAATCCACAACTGTTGCAAAAAATAGTAATAATCAATTTTTTGCTAATGGTATAACTTTAAAACAAGGTGTTGCTTTAACACATACGTATACAGCAAATACATTAAATCCAGATCAAAAATTTATATTACCTAATTCTAATACTGATACAAGTACTTTAACAGTAAAATTAAAAAATTCTGTCGACGAATCCAATACCTATGTATATAATAAAATCTCAGATGTTACAACAGTAAATTCTACATCAAATGTATACTATCTAAATGAGGGCACAGATGGTAAATATGAAGTGTCTTTTGGAGATGGTGTTTTAGGTCGAAAAATCGCATCTGGAAACATTGTTATTCTGGATGCTTTAGTTTGTGAAGGAACTGTAACAAATGGTGCTTCTGAATTTAGTTTAGCAGGTACTGTTGGTGGTTATAGTAATGTGACAGTTGCAACTGTAACGACTGGTTTTGGTGGTGCGGATAGAGAATCTATAGATTCAGTTAAATTTAATGCACCTAAAAATTATGAAACTCAAAATAGAGCTGTTACTGTAAATGATTATAAGCGAATTGTTACATCTGAGTATAGTGATGCTCAATCAATTACAACATGGGGTGGAGAAGATAATGATCCACCAGTTTATGGTAAAGTTTTTATAGCTGTTAAACCAAAATCAGGATTAATTTTAACTGCAGCTGCAAAAGATGCAGTAAGGACTGTATTAGCAAGCAGAAAAATTGTAACTGTTACTCCAGAAGTAATAGCTCCAGATTACATCTACTTAAATATTAATAGTTCAATCAAATATGATAGTTTAGTATCACAGAACTCTGCTGCTGTTATCGCTGACAATGTTAAATCAGCGATTGTTAATTATGGTGCAACTGAACTTAATAATTTTGATTTAAGATTTAGATATTCAAAATTAACAACAGCTATTGATAATGTCGATCCTTCTATTTTAGGAAACTTAACAACAATAACTCTTACAAAGAAAATAGAGATTGAAGCTGGTGTTGCTACAAATTATGGAATTAAATTTTCTAATGAAATATATCATCCAAATGATACTTATGTAGGTTCTATTGTTTCAACAACCTTTACTTATGATGATGGTCTTGGTACCATTCAAAGCGATTGTTCTTTAGATGATGAGAACAGTGTTTTGCGTGTAGTAAAAACTGTGAGTGGATCAAAAGTTGTTGTTGCTAATAATATTGGTACAGTTAGTTATTCATCTGGTTTAGTTAATCTTGTTTCATTTGCACCTCCTGCTATTTCAGGGAATACATTAAACATTACAATAACTTCTGCATCCAATGATATTACACCAGTGCGCGAACAAATTTTAGTTATAAACACAGAAGATGTTACTACTTCAGCCATAGCTGATAATACAGATGCAACTGGATCTGTGACAACATCAAGTTCAATAGGTTATTAGTGTGGCAAAAGAGTTAACAAGTTCCTTAATTAGAACTCAATTACCTGAGTTTTTTGTTGATGACAATTCTAGGTTATACGTTTTTTTAGAAAAATATTATGAATACCTAGAAGCCCAACACTTCCATTTTTCAGATTTAGTTTTAAATGAATATCAACCACTCCTAGAAAATGAAGCTGGGTTTGAAGGTATTGAATTAGAAGAAGCAACAGGAACCGGCTCAATAATTTTTGATTCAATTAGAGATGTTGACAGAGATGCTTTTATAGTAGGTGAAACGATAACAGGTGGCACATCTGCTGCAATAGGACTGCTTGTAGGAACACAACCATATGGACAATTAGCTGGTGGTCATGCTGCTATCACTCCTCATCATTTATATGTAAAACCTATTTTTGGTCAATTTGTTAAAGGTGAAACATTTACTGGATCAGCAAATAGAACACAAGCCACATTAGTTGAAGTACAGGATAAAGGTGTTTTACAGCTAGGTAGGAGCTTAGAAGATATCACTGATATCATGTCTACCACAGATGAATTTTTAGAGTTGTTTAGAAAAGAATATGCCCCTCACCTTCCTCGAACTGCAAAAACTGATTTACGTAAATTAATCTCAATTGCTGATAAAATTTATAGGTCGAGAGGTAGTGAGGATTCCTATAGGTGGTTGTGGAGAGCACTTTATGATGATAATCAATTAGAATTTACATATCCTAAAGAATATCTTTTTAAAGTATCTGATGCCAATTGGGCTGTTGATAAAGTTATTTTTGTTGATAATACTACAGCTGAAAATGAATTATATTTTGGTGGAAAAACTATAACTGGTACAACATCAGAAGCTTCTGCTGTTGTGCAGTCACAAAGTTCACTTATAAAAGCTCCATATCATTTAACAAGATTGGTATTATCAGACATTAAGGGTACTTTTTCACCTGGTGAATATATTGAGACATCGAATGATACAGACATAGTTGCTTCAGGTCGATTAATGTCACAGATCGACAACATTTCAATAGTTTCTGGTGGAACAAGTTATGAAGTTGGTGATTCCTTAACAATTGCTGGTGGAGGTGGAATTGATGCAACTGCTTCAATCAATTCAATAGCACAAGGTGCTGTAAATGAAATTGATATAGCCGATGGTGGAGATGGTTATCTTGGTACAGAAGTATTTACATATTTTAGTGAATCAGGTACTGGTGCTGCTGGAAAAGCAACATCTATGCATCAGTCGGGTACTGCTCGAAGATTTGGTGCTGGTATAGCTATAACTCCATTTGCTTCTATAGCACTTAATGCAGCTGATTATACTGGATTATTAGGTGGACATAATGTAAATACACATCTTTATTCTAATACAACTACTACATTTGACATGACGGTTGGTAGTTCTGCAAATTATGGACCAGGAATGTTTGTGTGTGATACTGCAAATAATATTGTTGGAACAGTAATTTCTGCTCCAGATGGTACATCCATCATTTATGCACTAAAAGATGAATTTCAACCTAATTTTTTTAATGGAGATAATGGTACTCCTATTTCAGCTTATTATGCAAATGGTGATGCTGTTTCAAGTACAAGCACAACTGTTGCTGGTGTAATTCCTGTTAGTGCTACTCAGTATTTTGGAAGTCTTGAATTAACTGAAACTGCTTTTGGTTCTTTAAAGACATCTATTGTTACAGCAGTGGGAACTGGTTATAAAACTGCACCTGATATTACTGCTTCACAAAACACTATAACAGCATTTAATAATGACGATGGTACATTAGGACCAAGATCCAAATTCTTAAATCTTGCTGCTAATGTACAATTTTTATTTTCTCATGGTAAAACAATTCAAGGACAAACAAGTGGGGCTGCAGGTGAAATTTTAGATCCTTTTATTACAAATAAAAGCAACTCAACATTTTCTACTATTAGAATAAGATCGGTTGCTACGTTACTTGTTTTAGATAGTACAAATGGAACTGCAGATGCTGGTGATAATATTCTCTTAGAAGATGGGTATGATCCAACTCATGGTTCTTATAGTGGAACAAGTTCAACGATGGGACAGTTTAGAATGGAGTCTGTTCCTTTTCTTCCTGATGAACCTGTTCTACAGTTAACAACAACAGCAAATTCAACTGCTGCTTCTACAAATGTTGTTTCAGTAGACAATTCAATGAGAGGAAATAATGCTGTAGTAACATCAGGTAACTTAGCTATAGGTTCAATAACATCTATTACGATAGCTGACTTTGGTATAGGTTTTACGTCTGTTCCAACTGTTTCTGCTCCATCAGGAGATAACAATGCTGATTTAAGAGCAACAATTGGTGCACTTGCTACTAATCCTGGTGAATATGCAAATGAGGATAGTTTGATATCTGGTAAAGATAAAATACAGGATTCATATTATTATCAAGATTATTCTTATGTCTTAAAAACAAATGTACCAATTACAGATTTTAGAGATAATGTTAAAGCATTTTTACATCCAGCAGGTTGGGCCCTTTTTGGAGAAATAGCAATACGTTCAACAATGGCTTTGGAATTAGACAAAGCTCCGAGCGTAAGTGGTTTAGTATTAGAACCTACTCCATTAAATATGAATTACTTAGATGCTAATGCTAATTTAACTGAATTACATATTAATTTTACTGAAACGCAAGCAGCAATTAATCCTGCGAGTGATTTAATACAAACACCAGAATATGTAATAAAATTTACAGAATTTAATACTATAGATTTACCAGATACTGCAGTAGATTATGAACCTGAACTTGAAATAATACCAACAGCATTAGATACAACAATAGCAACCAGTAGCGAACATGTAATACCTTTCTTTCCTGTAGTTAATCCTGCAAGTACCTTAATACAAAAATTAGAATATATAAACAGGATAATAGAATGGGATGATAATCCTATAGATGTACAAAATACATTAACTAATCAATCTGAAATTGAGCACGAACCAGTACTAAGTGCTGCTTTAGTAGGTGGTTCTACAGAAACACTTGAAGAAGAAATAGAAACCACATTTAATGTTACACACGCTGTTACGGACAACTTTGTTACAAGTGTATGGCGTCCGTATGGTGTAGCATCTTTTACAGAAGCAAATGCAACTGTAATACGAACTGTGCCAACGATTCAAGATTTTTTAGATACTTTTAGTCCTACAGCAACTATGACAGACCTAACTTTATCACATTATGCTGCTCTTTTGTTATCTCATGTAACAGGACCAACATTTATTCCGCAATCAGTTGTAGGGGATGAGATTTTCTTATCTGATATACGCTTAGTAGCTGAAGATGATAATATGGTAATAGATAGTACTAATGGTTCTGCGGATGCAGGAGACAACTTTTTATTGGAAGATGGTGTACCGTATGGTGATGGATCATATAATGGTAACGAATCTACCTTAGGTAATTTACTTACTGAAAATGACATGATATTGTTTGAAACAGCAACTCATGATTTTGACGGTCTGCCAATTAAATTCCACTGGAAAGAAGAAGCTAAATATAGAGTACAGAGTACTAATACAACAACGTTTACCGTATCTGGATGTAATCATTCAGTATACTTACCAGTCGGATTGAATGACTTCAACACGGAAGCATTTGCGTTAAGGGATAAACCATAAATAATAAAAAATAATAGGAGAATTTAATATGCCTGCCTTAGTTTCAAAAAAATTCCGGCTTCATAATGCAAAACAATTTGTTGAAGCATTTGATGAAGACGCAGGATTTACTACTTTTGCTAATACTTCAGCTGGAGATACATCGTTAGAAACTAACATGTATGTCTTTATCGGAGGTATTAGTGCTTTTGCGGATGATAATAATCCACCTACGCCAACAGATTCAATAGCTAATTCATATTACGAAAATTGGCGTGATATGATTGCTGCTAAGAAAATTACTGCGGCGGATGTAACACATTGTGTTACAAGAAATGATTGGACATCCGGAACAAAATATTTTGCATACACACATGCAAACAACGATTTGTATTCACAAGCATTTCATGTAATGACAGATGAATATAATGTATACAAATGTCTTGCAAATGGTTCTGGTGCAAGTACTGATAAACCATCTGGTACTGGTACTGCAATTATTACACCAGGATCTGATGGATATAAGTGGAAGTTTATGTATACAGTTTCTGCAGCAAAAGCATTAAAATTTGCTACAACGTCATACATACCTGCCCAACAGATAAGACATGCGAATGCTTTTGGTAAGACAAGTACAACAGGAATGCCAACAGCGACTCAAGAGAATGAGAATCAAAGAGCAGTTGAAGTGGCTGCAATTTCTGGTCAAGTGAATATTGTTAATAAACTGGCAACTGGCTCAAGTTATATTTTTGAGTCTAACAGTTTAGGTACAGGTTCTCATAATACTACTACTTTCATTTTACATTCTGGTGCAAGTGGTACGGATGATATCTATGTTGGATCTGATATTTATTTTACAGCAGGAAATGCTTCTGGCATGGGTGGTACGATCACAAACTATGTTGGATCAACTAAAACTGTTACAATTGGTGCTGCAATTGGCTCTGCTCCTGCTAATGGAGATGCATTTGTTATTGCTCCAAAAGTTGCTATTACAGGTGACGGTCAAGCAGCTAATGTAAGAGCCACTGGTTCTAATAGTGCTCAAGTTACTGGTTATACTGTAATCAATGCTGGAAACAGTTATTCTAACGCAGTTGTTACAGTTACTGCAAATAGTTCACATGGTTCAGGTGCCACAGGTACAGCTATTATTGAGCCATATATGGGCCATGGATATGATGCTGTTGAAGAATTAGGTGGATTTAATGTAATGATTAATACTAGATTAGAAAATACAGAGTCAGGTGCTTTTTCAGTATCTAATGACTTCCGTAAAATTGGTTTAGTAGCTCAGCCACTTACTTCTGCAGGTGCTGTTGCAACAGCTACTACAGCAGATCAGGCTGTTACAATTACATGTCAGTCTTATTCAAATACAGCTGGAACATATGTTGCAGATGAATTGGTAACTGGTGCGAAATCAGGTGCAACAGGAAGAGTTGTAGACTGGACTCATGCAACCAAAAAGTTAAGACTTGTTTCGGTGACACATGGTGGAAATACGACTAATGGGTATGATGGATTACCTGGATCATTTCAAACAAATGAAGCATTAACAGTTTCAGGTTCTGATCCAACAGCTAATTCAACATCGATTTCTGCTGGTGCATTTAAACCTTTTTCAGGTGAAATACTTTATGTAGAAAACAGATCACCGATTGCAAGAGCAAGTGATCAAATAGAAGATGTTAAACTAATTATTAATTTTTAGTCTGAGACAAAATGGCACTAACAACAAATTTTAATGTATCACCATATTATGATGATGCTGCACCGTCGAATGATTACTATCGTATCTTGTTTAGACCAGGATATGGTGTACAAGCTAGAGAATTAACACAGCTACAAACTTTACTACAATACCAGCTTGAAAGATCTGGTTTGCATATGTTTCAAAATGGTAGTAAAGTTTATGGTGGTGATCTAACTTTAGATACACAAGTCAAATCATTGAAATTAGAAGTTAATTTCTCCGGAGCAGCAATTAACCTTGCGAATTTTGCTGATAAGCTGATTATAGGTAGCACTTCAAAAGCTCAAGGTAAAGTTATTAAAGTTGAAGAAGCAACAGCAACAGAACAACCAACGTTGATGTTTAATTTGTTAGGTGCCAATAATTTCTCTGATGGTGAAACAGTTACAACTATAGAATCTTCTTCTGTTAGTGCAAATTCTGTTAGTTCAACTGGAGCATCGGGTGTAAGTGGAGCACAGGCTGGTGGAAGTATAGCTAGTATATCAGAAGGTGCTTTTTTTGTTGATGGTTTTTTCGTCAGATCACCTAAAGAATCAGTTAGTTTAGAAAAGTATAGTGCCACACCAACAAAGAAAGTTGGTTTAACTATTACAGAAGCTACTATAGATTCAACAGGAGATGCTAATATTTTAGATAATGCTGCAGGTACAACAAACTATGCAGCACCTGGTGCAAACAGATTAAAAGTAACATTATCGCTAACAGCTAAAGATCTGACGGCAACAGATGATGTTGAACAAGTAGCAGATGAAAATTTTATAGAACTATTAAGAGTTGAGAATGGTCAAAAAACTAAAGAAGTCAAATATCCCTTATATGGGGAGATAGAAAAAACTTTAGCAAGAAGAACATTTGATGAAAGTGGTGATTATACTGTGAGGCCATTTGGTCTGCAATTAGTCGAACATGTGGGTGGAACTGCTACAAAGTTATCTGCTGGTCTGGAACCAGGAAAGGCTTATGTTAAAGGTTTTGAATTTGAAACTATTGCGACAACCTATAAAGATATAGATAAAGCAAGAACAACAGAGACTATTTCTGCTTACAGTTTAGCATCTAGTTTTGGTAATAAAGTACATGTTAAAAATCTTTCTGGCTTGTTTGAAACACATAAACATGAGTTAGTTGACTTACATTGTACTACCACTGCTAGTGTTAATGCTCAAATCAATTCTGCGAATGCAACTACCTTATATCATGCTACAAAAATTGGTACTGCTAGAATACGACAAATAGATTGGGAGCAGACAGATTCAGATACAGCAAATACAACTCATTTTCATTCTACTTATGCAACAAGTTTATACGATATTCGCGTAGACAAAAAACTTACTGGAGAAGTAGCAGGTGCAGAAGGTACATCAAAAACTGATATAAAACTACCTCCTGCAACAACGTCTCAAGCTAATAATGCATATGTTGGAGCAAAACTTGTAGTTAATACAACTTATGGCTCAAACACTTCAAGCGATACTGTTACAATTGCTGACTATAAAGTAATAGGTGGTGAACATACAGCAACTGCAAATACAGATTTAACACAAAATGTTAGATCCAATTCAACATTTACTTTGTCATTTACATTATCTGATATGGATTCAATGATTATTCCTCACAGTAAAGAGGATCAATCAGCCAATATCAGCAGTACAACAACAAATGTTTATATCTCAACGTCTGCAGATGTAGATGAATTATCAAAATACAACAATGATCCAAATGGTAATACTATAGTATCTGATACGAACAGAAATTTATTATTATTTCCATATCCCTATTCTCCTATTAGTACATTACCCAATGGTGTAACGTATCAGTATAAACGATTTGATCAAAAAACCTCAAATAGTATTGGTGGTATCAGTTTTACAACTACTACTACTGGTGGATCATTTATGCCTGGAACAAAAGTCTTATCAGCTACTGAATCATTAGAGAATTTTATTGTAACAGTTAAAAGTGCTTCTGGAGTTACTGATGGAGGTGGTACTAGTGAAAGTATATCAAATGGTCAGGTACTATCTTTTGCTACAGGAACAAACAGAAACATTGAAGTTAAAGGTGCAGGTAGTGATACAGTAGATATACACTGTAATACATCAGGAGCAATTACAACTGAAATTTTATCAACAGTTCAAGTTGCTAATTCAAGTGCAAGATCAAAGTCTTTAATTGTAGGTAATACAACAGCTATTACAGCAGGTACAACTGTCACAACAAAAGGTCAAGTTTTTATACAAACACCTAATAGAACTTCTGGCCTTAAAGATAATTTAATGATTGCAGATATCTTTCATTTAGTAAAAGTTGTTGATTCTCAAGATACAGCACAATGGCCATCATTAGCAGATATTAGTAATACTTCAAAAGATATAACAGCAAATTATACTTTAGATACAGGTCAAAGAGATAATCTTTATGATCATGGTGCCATAATCTTAAAACCAGGAGCTGCTGCTCCAACAGGACGTATTTTAGTTATTGTGGATCATTTTGATCCAGATACTAATCCAGGATTTTTTAGTGTTGATTCTTATTCTTCGGATATAACATCTTCAACAGGATATAATAGAAATGCATCTGGTACAGTACAGAATACGTTTTCTTACTCTACAATTCCTTCTTATACATCACCTGTCACTGGTGAACAATTTCCATTAAGAGATGTATTAGATTTTAGACCAGTGAGAGCAAATGCTAATAATGCATCTGGAGCTAATACGACGAATGATATTAGTTCTAATACCCTAGCACTTGAAATTTCTGTGAGTGCTGATGGTGGTGTTCCAGATATAGATGGTTCTTTTACTCAAAATATTAGATACTATCTTGGCAGAACAGATAAAATTACTTTAACAAGAGATAGAGAATTTATTGTTAAGAAAGGTACTCCAGCATTAGATCCTATTACACCAGCAGATGATGAAGATTCAATGACATTGTATACTCTTCAAGTTCCTGCTTATACTTTTAATGTTTCAGATGTGCAAACAAAATATATTGATAATAGACGCTTTACAATGCGTGATATCGGTAAATTGGAACGTAGAATAGAAAATCTTGAATATTACACATCATTAACATTGTTAGAGAAGGAAACGGCTGCTAGAGACGTTACAGGAAGTGGTATTACAGATTCTTTATTTAATCCTACAGGTTCAAGATTTAAGAATGGTATTTTAGTAGATGGATTTAAAGGACATTCTGTTGGTGATGTATCATCACCTGACTATAAAGCATCCATTGATTTTGATGCTCAAGAATTGAGACCTAGTTTTAATTCTGATAATTACAGATTTTATTACAATTCAAGTAATAGTTCTAGTGTGACTTTAACAGGCAATGTTGTGACATTACCATATACAAGTAATGTTATGATAAAGCAACCATTATCTAGTAATTCATATATTGAAGTTAATCCATTTAATTTCGTGAGTCATATTGGAAATGTTGTACTTGATCCAAGTTCAGATACATGGTTTGATACAGTTACTAGAGCTGATGTGCTAGTTAACTTAGAAGGTATAAATGATGCATGGCAATTTGGTGATGCTGAGAATGGTCATGGTAGTCAATGGGCTGACTGGTCAAAAATTTGGTCTGGTGAACAGATTAATACAGACCCATCTTTAAGTATAAAAGATTTAGGAAACACATCTGAAAACAGAAAACGAGCTAAACTATCTTCTCAGGTTTTTACTAGAACTGGTATTAAAACAAGCAACATGCCAGAAGCTATTAAAAGAACTGTAGGTAATAAGATTGTTGATGTATCGATTATTCCATTTACTCGAGCTCAAACAATAAATTATGTTGCAACAGGAATGAAGCCAAGTCAAAATGTATATTTGTATTTTGATGGTACAGCAGCTAATACAACACCTGCTTCTGTACTAACTGTTACAGCTATTGCTAATACAGAGACACATTTTGTAAAAGGTGAAACTGTTACTCAAGGAGCAAATACTGGAGTTGTCTTATTAGTAAGTAAAACTACTTCGAGTAATACAGCTACGATGCATATTAGAACATTATCGACTTCTGGAGCAGAAGCATCATCTTTTAGTACGGGTACTCTTATAGGTGCAACAAGTGGTATTACAGCTACCATTTCAAGTAGAACAACTCCAACCAATACAACCCGAGCAAATACTAATCTTGCTGGAGAAACTGCAGGTAGTATTACAATACCTGCTGGTACATTTAGATCTGGAGAAAGATTAGTTAGACTTATGGATGTATCAACACATACATTATCATCAGCAACAACTGTTGCAGAAGTTAGATATCCAGTTCAAGGAACATTAGCTACAGGCGAGGCTAATATTATAGGAACAAGATTACCAATATCAAGAAGAGATGAATTAAAGTCTGAAAAAGTTAATTTTGACCAATCAAGAAGAGATTCAAAAACTTCTAATTATATGAATCCTTTCTCTCAAACATTTTTTGTGGATAAAGCTCAGAATCCTCAAGGTGTTTTTGTAAATTCTGTTGATGTGTTTTTCAGGCAAAAAGCAACTGCTAATACATCAACGGTACAGGCACCAATTACACTTCAGGTAAGACCAATTAGAAATAATTTACCAAGTACAAATTTAATTGTGCCGTTTGGAGAAAAAACATTACGACCAGAAGAAGTTAATGCACAGTCTGCTAATGTGCCAAGTACATCTAATACGTCACATATAACAACTTTTACTTTTGATTCACCAGTTTATCTACCACCAGATGAATATGCCTTAACATTTGTAACTAATAGTAGTGAATATCAAATTTACACTGCTAAAAATGGTGAACTTTCAACAGGTACATCAAGACGTATTGCAACACAACCAAATGTTGGTGTATTGTATGAAGCTCAGAATCAAACTGTTCCAATACCTGATCCTGAACGAAGTATAACATTTAGAGTTAATAGATGTGATTTTACAACAGGTTCAACTGGAACGGCTGTATTAAGTTCTAATGCAACACCATTATCTGGAAATACAGCTAATGTACATGCAGATGTAATAAAAATAAATTCTTCGCATTTAGAATTTTCAAATACAACACAAACATTTAGTTATAGAGGTACTAATACTGCTGGTGCAACAACGGCAACATATTCTAATATAGATTTAGATCAAACAACATATTTAAGTTCGCGTTTGATGTTTCAAGCTGCGACTGCAAGTGAAATGTATGTAAAAGCAAGTATCGCATCGACTGATTCAAAAGTGTCACCATATATTGATATTGATAGAATGAATGTTATTACAGTAGAAAATGATATTGATAATGGTGGATTAAGTAATTCTGATTTTTATATTACAGATGGCGGACAAAATTATAACACTTTAACAACTGCTATTGTGTCAGGTGGTGGTACATCTAATGTTGCAACAATTACTGTACAAAATAATAGTTCTGGTGTCATAACAGGCGTTACAGTTACATCAGCAGGATCAGGTTATATTTCAACACCAACTGTTAGCGTAGCCAATTCTTCTGTAGCCAATGGTACGAGTGGAGCTATAGTATGTATTGGTGAAACAGGTAATGAAGGTGGAAATTTAAATGCAAAGTATCTTACAAGAAAAGTAACATTAGAAGATGGATTTGATGCATCTGACATAAAAGTCATTTTAAATGCTTATAAACCTAGAACATCAGAAATATATGTTTATGCAAAAGTAATTAGTGGTGATGATGCAGAAACCTTAGATGATAAAAACTTCTTTTTATTGACTCAAGAAACATCCTCATCATTATATTCTTTAAATACAAACGATGTAAAAGAATATATATTTAAAACATTAAATGATGTTGTTAATTATACTACTGATGGTATAACATACGATAGATTCAAGTCGTTTATAATAAAGGTTGGAATGTTATCTACGGATAATTGTGATCCGCCTCGTATTCGTGACCTTAGAGCTATAGCTTTAGATGAGTAAAGTACAAACAGAAGATACGAGATTTGTAAGAGACATAAATTCAAAAGCGCTTTTAGCGACGGATTTAAGTGCTCTGCATAAATATAGAGAACAAAAGAAACAACTTCAAGAGAAAGATAAAGATTACTTACAGCTAAAAGCTAAAGTAAATTCTTTGCAAAACGACATAACTTTTATAAAACAATTATTATTGGAGCAATTAGATGTCAGCGAACGTAGCACTAAGTGATACCTTTGATACTTGGAGAACCCGTACCAATACACTGTTGACGTATACACAAGCCATTGGCGGTAAAGAATCACTAAAGGTCGCTAATACCACTGTTGATTCTACGTCGAATACAACTGGGTCGATTATTACATCCGGTGGTGCTGCTATTAAGAAGACAGTTTACGTTGGTGACAATCTCAATGTTCAAGGGAACACGGTAATTTCAAAAGATGCAACCGTCAATGGTAATACTACCATAGGTAGTGCATCTGCTGATATAGTAACAATCAATGGTACCTTATCTTCAAGTATTGTACCAACAGCTGATGTTACCTCAGCAACTTTAGGTTCAGCAACAAAGAGATTTGGTGCCTTATATGTAAATGGTGTTGTAGGTGATACAACAACAGGTTCACTTCAAATCCCTGCGGGTACAACAGCTCAAAGAGCTGGTGAAACAGGATCAATTCGTTATAATTCAACGTTAAGCCGATTTGAAGGTAATACCGGAACAAATTTTGAATCTTTGGCAGTAGGGTCTCAGGACCAGGATGGTGATACAAAGATCACCTTAGAAAATTCTGCAGATGAAGATGTAATTAGGATGTTCACTGGTAATTCTTCTACTGCTTCAACAGAACGATTAAATATTTCTATTGGTGGTAACGTTGCTATAGGTACAGGAGCAACAGCAGGAGATGCAAAATTACAAGTATCAGGTACTGCTAATGTTTCAGGCACAGTAACTTTAGGTAATCAGTTATTAGCAACAGGTAATGTAAAAGCAACTGGTGCATATGTAAATGCACAGACTACTTCTTTTATTACTTTAAAGACACCAACAACTACAATTGATTCTAATAATACAATTATTACTGGTAATTTAGTTGTTCAAGGTACAAGAACATTTATTGATACTTCAACACAAGTTTCAAAAGATAAAACATTAGTTTTAGGTGCTGGTAGTGATGTATTTTCAAATAGTTCTTTTACAGCTGCTAATCCAACTGTAATTACTTCAAAGAAAAATGGCTCAACAACAGCTCATGGTTTAAGTTCTACTAATAAGATTGTCGTTCTTAGAACCGATGATGCTACAAATATTCCAGCAGAAGCAATTTATACAGCAACTGTAATATCATCAACAACATTTAGTATTCCAGTAGATATGTCAGGTGAATCTGCAGGAACATTAGATTTTGCAGGACCACAAACAGATGCTGGTGTTGATGATGCTGGTATAATTGTTCCTGGTACAACTGTTCACAAGTTAACTTGGGATGATGCTGATGATAGTTGGAATTTTACAGATCCATTAGATGTAGCAGGTAATGTTTATTTAAGTGGTGATGTAAAAGTTGGTAACAATAGAATTCTTGCTTCTGATGGTGGCGCAACAATTGTAATGGATACAAGTGATAATGTAACAGTAGGTAATGATTTAACTGTTGGTGGTACATTAGAAGTAGATGGTAATATTATTAAAGCTAGTGACGGTGGTTCAACAATCACTATGGATACAAGTGATAATGTAACAATTGCTGGTAATGTAACAGTTGGTGGTAATATTATTAAAGCCAGTGATGGTGGTTCTACGATTACTATGGACACATCAGATAATGTAACAATTGGTGGTACATTAGAAATAGATGGTAATATTATTAAGGCATCTGATGGCGGTTCTACTATTACATTAGACACATCTGATAATGTTACAATAGGTAATGATATTACAGTAGGTGGTAATGTTATTAGAGCTAGTGATGGTGGTTCAACAATTACAATGGATACATCTGATAATGTAACATTAGTAGGTCTTCTTACAACACCAACATTAAAAGTAACTACTGGTGCAGGAGCAGATAAGCTCTTAAAATCTGATGCTGATGGCGATTTATCTTATGTCGATTTTGGTGTCTATAATTCATCTGGAACACGCTTAGGACCATAATATGGCAGGTACCCCATTAAAATTATATAATACATCTGACTTACGAGAAATGTCAGATGCTGAAATTGATGCATGTATTGTACCACTTGTTTTATATAAATTTGCTACTGTTCAAACAACTTCTTTAAGAGCTAATCTTAATTTAGCTGGTGGCGATTCAGGTGATTATACATTCACTGATACAGTAAGAGATGATGATGTTGGTGCTCATCCAACTGATTCTGCAATAACGACTACTTATTATAAATTTAGTCAAGATACATCAACAGAAGGTTTAGGTAGTACGGTCTACCCATTTCGATATATTGCTTCAGGAAATAAATTACAAACATTAACATCTGCTGAAATGAAAGATCATATTCTTTTAAGACTAGCAAATGCATGGGCTGGTACTTTATATCCTATTGGTGGTTATCATTTAGGTACTGCGGCACCTGATAGTCATACTTGGTCAACTATTGGTTCAACAGCAACGGATAATTATAGAGCATCAGGTACAGATGGAGCAGTTCAATATAATTTAAGAAGAAAAACAGGTGTAACAGGAGCCAATCAAGCATTAAATGGTTTAATGTATGGTACATTTTCTGCTGCTAATCCAACAAATATAGCTCATAATTCTCATGGGTTGGAAACAGGTGATTATATAGCTGTAGTACAAGCCTCTGCTACTGTTTCAGCTAATGCATACTATGTAGTAACAAAAGTCGATGATAATAACTTCACTATTGCTGTTAATGCTTCAGGCGGATCTGGTAATTTACAATTCTGTAAAGCCATAGAACCACTTAAAGTACGATCAGGTGGTGATGGTGTTCAACAAATGACAGTGGCTGAAATTATGACACTGGTAGATGAATGGCGAAACTTTTTATTAACTTCTCAGTCAACTAATAGTAATAAAACTATTGGTGATTATCAAATAGGTACCTCTGCTCCAGGTTCTGGTACATGGGTTACAGCTGGGGCCTTTGTTAATAATCTTGCTGATGTTTCTAATGTAGATTACACAGGAACATATACAGGGACTTATACAGGAACGTATACAGGAACATATGCGAGGTATTATGGAGGATCACATCAAGGTAACTATTCAGGTAACTACACAGGTAATTACACAGGCAACTACTCAGGAGCTTATACAGGAGCAACTGTACAAAGTAGTCTAACAGCAACAACTTACAACCTCTATAAAAGAACAGGATAATCCTAGGAGAAATTATGCCAATACAATTGATTGAAGCAATATGGAATGATGATACCAAAACTAGCATGACTTATTGCGCCAAAAATGAATTTAATCAAACACTTAACAATGTTATTACCGAAGGACATGAGGAGTGGCAAGATACTATTGATAAATTAGGTGGACCAGAAGCTATAGACCAATTTACAGAACGTAAACAAGCAATGGATCTTGAAAAAGCTAAAAACATGCATCCACATATAGAAGAATTACATAAAAGATTGGATAGTGTTGATAGTAATTTAGACAATGTAAAAGCTGTGGATAGTAGAGTAGAGAATTTAGAAAATGCTACTCCTGCACAACTGACTGATGAAGATAGAAAAGCTGCTAAGTTAAAAGAATTATTTACTATTAAACTTGAAGCATTTGAAATAGAAGAAGTAAAGAATTCAGATAATAAAGATTTGAGATCTCGAATAAGAAAATCTACTAGTGCTGTTGAAATTTCAGCATGTGTAGCAATGATTATGATGGAAGCAAAATCTGCTCCAGCAAAGTCTGCTCCAGCAAAAGCGACTACAAAAAAGGCGAAAACAACAAAAGGAAAATGAACGGCATCTTATTAGTTGCCAGCGTTTATAAGCCTTATCTAACATCTGCCCAAATGTTAGCAGATAGTATAAAAGAATATTCTAATATACCGATAACTCTTTTTACTATTGATGAATGGAAAAATGATGCTGGTAATCATGTTTTTGATAATGTAGTAAGTGGTGCTCCTCCTTCCAAACGTGCTAAATTATGGGCTTTACCTCAAACACCTTATGAGATAACTTGTTATATTGATGCTGATATGCTTTGTCAATCAGCTGCAATAAAAACTATCTTTTCTCTTATTGAAGATAATGATATTGTTTTCACAAAAATTAGACCATATGCAGCAGCTAAAATTTGGTGGAAGGGTGTAACTCAATCTCATCCTCATGGAGGATTTTTTCTTTATAGGAACAATAAAAAAACGTTGTCTTTTATGCGGGAATGGTGGGATAATTGGTTGTGGTTCCGACAGAATAAGATGACCGAAAGATGGAAGCCTTTATACCATCCACTGGACATACAAGAATGGGATCAATTTCCTTTAGGTTTAATGTTAGGTGTCAATGATAAAGATGACCCATGGTATAGACCAGATATTAAATGGGATTATATTAAAGGCAAAGATTGCATCTATAACTTTATACACGTGTATGATAGAATTGTTGAGAGAGTAAAAGAAGAGGATATTATTTTGCGGGAGGTGAAAACTCCTTTATTCAATAGAATACATCAATTTCATAGAGAATTTTATCATGATGAAGATTCCTGCTACAGTACAAACAATATTAAATAAGATTGAAGTTAACTTTCCTCATTTTGTAGGGAAGAGTAGGTATATTCATGAACAGTTGTATAATCAACAAGCTGTTTCGAGTAATTTACTTGAACATGCTAAACAGTACAAAGTAATCGAACACAGCTGTTGGCCATATTTTCAATATTCTCATAACTTGTCTCCTCCATACAATCATGGAGATTATTTAATTATTTCACCATACGTATATGAACTTGCAAGTTATCTTGGAGCAGTTTCAATTGCTCTTAATACATGGTATGATGAGGGAGGGTATGTAAGCTGGCATCATAATGCTGATGTTCCGGGAAGAAATATGTTATTTTGTTGGTCAGAAACAGGAGATGGTGTTTTTAAACTTCATAATGAACTTGAAGATAAAACAACTGAATTAAATGATGTACCAGGTTGGTCTGTTAAATCAACAGTTTTTCATTCTCATGCATCTATTGAAAAATATCCTTATTGTTGGCATGCAATGGCTACTAATTGTAAAAGATATTCTCTTGCTTTTAGAATTTTAGATAATGAGATGTCTAAAACTACTTTAGAAGAATTTCAATACCAATAATCTTTAATCCATAAACTTTCATTCTGATAATAATCTTGTTTTTTACTATGTTTGTTAAAACATATAACAATATGCTTTTTGTTAAAAGTATATGGTTTATCCCACCACAACAGATCAACTTCATTTCCTGTATAGCTTGAGATTATTTCTTGTGAATAGGTTGTAGAAAGAGGAGTCAATAATTGATCCTCAGTTATAGGTAAGTTGGTAGCATTTTTCCATATATCATATATCCAATAATATTTGTTTGGTATCCAACCAATTATTGATCCATTATTAGGTGCAGTCTCTTTAGCAAATGGATTCCTACAAAATTTACTTACCATAGTTAATTCTTGTATATCAAAAAGTTGATCAATATTATTTGTAATAACTACATCTAAATCAAAATAAACAGTTGGATGATCTTTTATGGCATTTTTTTGAAATAGCTGAAGTTTATCATACGTTGATGGTTTATTGTTTAAAATTGGTATATTGATAATACTATCATGTTTAAAATGTATATTTGTTAAGCAATAAAATGTAAATTCATATGTGATATTTCTTTCACACATCGCATACAGTTTTTCCACCCAAGAAAAATCATAAACAGAATCTAAATTTTGGTATTTTGGATTTGTCCAATCATTTTTAAATAACAAACAACATATGTTAACCATATAAAAAATTTTCTTCACTAATATGAATGTTATTTCCAAATTTTAATTCATTGTCTTTTAGATATTCAGGATCTTGACTAATAATTGTTTGTGGTACTTTCATATGTTCAGCAATCCAAGCAGTTGCTCCACAATAGGTAAAATGGTGTTTTGTATGTTTGAGGGTGTGTATTACATCTATAGCTTTATCAGTATATGATAATATCTTAATATTGTTGTTAGTCAACTCAATAATCTTTTTATAAACATTATTTGTATTTAAGATTATACGTTTATCTTTTAGCTTTTGTTGAGATAATATCTTAGTTTGGAAATTGTCAGGTAAGTTTAATGTAAAATATTCTCCTCCAATATATGGTTCTTTAAAAGGTATGTATGGTTCAGTATTGAAATATTCTATTTCTTGTTTTCTATATTCTTGAGGATTAGTATCTTTACAAAATTCATAAGTAAATTGTATATCATATTGTTTTATTATAGTTTCAAATCTTTCAATTAATGTTTCTTTATCTTTTGATCTAACCAAACCAAAGGTAACAGGATGTACTTTTAAATGACTTGCAAAATTATTTACTACTCTATAAGTGATTGACCATATTATATCCTTGTATCCAGAATTTAACCAACAATTATCAATATCCAAAAAATCTCCCAAATTGTTTATCTATACAATGGCAAAAACAAATATTATCATGTACCTTTTTAATTGATAAATCATCAACCAGATAATGCCATTTAACAGGTAATATTTGATATGGTATTTTGTGTTGAATTATTCTAAATCCAAAAAGAGTTTCATTATCATATCCTAATAATCTTTTATATGGTTTTGGAAGGTTTTGTTGTTTTAATAAGTGCATTGCTTCCATAGTTAGAGTAAAATCTTTAAAGTAATCTAACTTATCCATCATTTCAGAAGTAAACCCCATAATAGCAGTATTCCAAGGTTTATTATCATCTGTATCAAGGTTATACATTTCTAACAATTTACCAGCATTATACATTTTTGCTTCTGGTGCTCTAGCATCTAATTGCCAACGACCTGATAATACATCTTTTGGTAAACTAACTCTAATAGGAGAATCTTGTACATGAAATTTTGAAGGATCAAAATAGTCAAACCAATTATGAAAGTTATTTGGTATTACATCAAAATCTAAAAACAATACATTATCATATGTTTTCGCACAATGAACAGCTCTATCAAATTTATAGAAATTAATTATCTCATACTTTGATAGATGAGGACAGTCAGATAACATTTTCTTTGAAAAGTTTTTATAATCCTTATCATTACCAAAAAGAATAAAGTCGCACCCTATAACATCACTATAAATCTCTTTACATAAAGCTAATTCTTTTTTATATTTTTCATATTCATAATGAGAACGACGACTTTTTGATATACCTGTTTTTTCATCATAATAATATGATCCAATATTTTGATCATAATTTTCTTTTTCAATTTCAATGTATATACTATAGATTACGTTGGCCATTGTTTTTCAAAATTCTTATTTAAATAATGTCTGAATTTACAGTCTTCGAATGAAGAGGATTGTTCTACTTCAATAACACCAGAATCCCAATCAACGAAGTAGTTCCATGAATCAGGAATATGTTTAATATTAACCTTATCTGCACAGTACGAAAATAACACTTCATTATTAAAGTCAATATGCTTAGTAATAAATTCTGGCCATTTTTCTGATTTAATAAATCTTTTTATTTTATTTTTGAATTCTTCTATACGGTTAATTATATTCAAATCTTTAAAGGTATTTCTACTAAATCCCATAACGCCGGTATTATATAGGATTGGTGTATTAGTTAAAATATCTGCGGCAGCATACTTAACAATATCATCCCAAGGTTGAATTGTATCAGGAGAGGGTGTATCTATTTCAATAAAATTTTCTTTGAATGTTTTCATTGGTCTGTTAACTAGATTGATATCAAAATCATGTTTTTTGTACCACCAATCTAAACCTAATTCTTCTTCAAATTGTTTAGGTCTTGTTTCTTCACTCCATGGTCTACCATGATAACTATCATCAGTAATACCTCTCCAATATTGTTGTGTTAACTTATCGTACCTTTTTAAGATTTTATCTTGTTCTTCATTAAATTGTCTTGAAATAGTATTGTATTCTTCTAATTCAGTATTAAATTTAACTTGATTAATGTGATCAATATATTGCTGAGCACTAGAATAACAATCAAAGTCTATAGTAGCTTTAATTGGAATATGGCTTTGTAAATCCCATCTTCTAAAACAGTTTATTGAAGTGTTTGGTATTATATCAAAATCAATATAAAAGATTTCATCATATTCTTGTAATAGGGCTTCGCCATTAATATATTTTGCGAGGTTTATTTGTTCGTAAAGAGGTAGATTATAGTTGTTTGTTGTTCCTTCAAATAAAACATAATCAACGTTTATAGCGTCAGCATATTTTTGATGTGCTTCTTTTATATCATCATAATAAATTATAAATGCATTTTTATTTCTATAATTAGTAATCGCTATAAAATTACTATAGAGACATCTTTTCATACCAAGTCTTTATTTGCCTTTCCACTAAATGTTCATACTTATCTTTATTTTGAAAATTTGGCATTTGCCTTAAACATAAACTCATACTATCATACACACTATGTAACTTATCCTCCCAATTCCATAATGCTAAATGTTCAGGATACCTAATTGTGTTATACCATAAATTGACATTGTGTTTATGTGTCCATTCAACAAACTTATGCATTTCCCACCAATTGTTTCTCATTGGGTTTACCATAACAGATAATTCTCTCTTACCATCTTTACAGTATCGCAAAAAAATATCAAAATGTTTCATTAAGGTGTCATGATTTGCATTTATTCTTATTTTTTCATATACGTCTTTAGAGAACCCATCTATAGAAATATTAAGATGTATATTGCATTTATTTAATAAGGTTTGAACTCTCTTATTGTAAACGGTACCATTTGTTGCAATATTAATTTTAAGTTCTGGTTTTATTTTTGCGACATTGTTACAAATTTTATGAACAATGTTTTGTAGCATTGGTTCACCACCATTAAATCTTAATTCTTCAAGATAAGGGATAAATTCATTAAGCTGTTCTACAAAACTATCATCATAAGGTATTTCTAGTGGTGGTAATTTATCTCTATTTTTTCTAATACCACTACTTAATATTCCAGAACACATTAAACATTCAAGATTACATTGGTTGCTTAATTCCAATTCCATCAATGTAGGATATTCAAAATCAACACTAAAATCTTCATATGCTTTAGCTAAAGGCCATCTTCCATTATCAATATCATCCTTACATATTGTACATTGATCTTCAAATATATCCCATCTTAAATTGTTTCTATATTGTTGATATTTTTGACCTCGCCAGATTTCTTTGATTGATTTGGTTTTAGACCACTTATCCAAATATCCACTAGACAGCCAACAAGGTGATGCTTGACCTTGTACTGCAAAATACATATTATTAAAGGGTGCGATGCATGCTGAGAATATCATACCATTCTGGAAATGTTGTTGAAAATTGTTGCTGTCTAAGTCTATCAAACTTTGAAGTTTCTATCAAAAATTTTTTAGTAAGGTCTTTGCCTTTACCTGATAAGTAATTAATTACAGGATGTAATTTTTCATAGTCGTTTAATTTGTCTAATATAATTTCTTTAATATATGGATGTAGATTTTGAATGCACCAGTAATCATTATAAAATAATAAACCAAAATTATATTGATTTTTTGGTAGATAGCTAAAATAATCACAATATTCATCTAAGTAAAAGATATTATAATTACTTACTGTACAATAAAGATATGTTTGTATATTATGATTGTCTTTATCTAATTTTATATAATCGTCTATATTTGATTTAACTTTTTTCCAATTAGATGGATATCTATGGTATTCAAATCTATCAGTGATATCATCAATACTTAACGATATGATTACTCTTTCAAACTGTTTTAAATATTCATTAAATTTTGGAATAAAAAGTTTACCATTTGTAGTAACTTGTAAGTCAATATGATCTGCGTGACCTTGATCACATATTAACTTTATCATTTCTTTATTTTCAGGACTAACTAGAGGTTCACCACCTGTAATTTCAATACGTTTTATATGTGGTAACCATTTTAAAAATATTTCTCTATTATTAGTTTGTGTTATTTTGTTGTCTTTTAAATAGGCCTCATTATAGGTTAATCTCATATAAGATTTGGCTTCTTCAAAAAATAAACTTGATGCTGTTGGTCCACAAATTCTGCATTTCATATTACACAAGTTTGTGACCTTGAAATCAAAAGACGTAGGAGGAGGTGCTTCTACCTTTGTAAAATCACAATGCTCCCAACTACTCTTAAACCAATCAATTAAATTTTCACGATAACTTCTTACATTGTTGTTTTCTTCATTCCAGCATATTTCACATTCTTTTGGTTGCTTTCCATCTATAAAATCTTGACGTAATGATTTAAAATTTTTGCTGTTCCACAATTCATCTAATCTACCTTCATACATAAAAGGCATTTTATGCTTTTGCTGAAGTTGTGGTTGAGAGAATTTACAGCAGGGTCTTAATGATCCATTAGTATCAGTTGATAAATGATACCATGGTGCAGGACAAAATTTAGACTTCACGTTCACACATCATTTTACAAATTTTATGGCAAGTTTTTTCATCTTCCCATGATTTTGGTAATATTTCTTGAAACCATTTATGAGCAAGGACATCACTTAAAGATTTGTTAAAAACATTTAAATCTTTTTCATGTTCATAATATTTTCTAATTACATTAGTTTCTGCAGTTGGTGTTGGATCATTCACAACATCCCATCCATATGAAACCTTGCCGTCTTTTGCTTCTTGAATTTTAGCAGTGTAAGCTGGATTTGATAGATAACAACATGGAAATACTTGTCCATCAGGATTGATTAAAACTTTATCAACCTTTTCCCATTGACATATTATTTTTTTCATAACTTTAAATGCATATCTTTTTTATGTTTACCAGTTAAATTAATTTTCCATTTATATGCATCCTCTGGGCGATAAAAAGGACTATCCATACTGCGTACTGGTTTTAGTTTCAGTTGCTTGTTTTTGTACACATAATCAAAATCTGGATGTGGACCAAATCTGTTTGAAGGAAAAAATAATGTTTCTTTAGAATTATAAAGTTCACACATTTGATATATTTCTTCCAAGTAATCTTCATTATGATCAAAAACAACTACAAATACTTTTACAATACTATGTTTACCAAATTCTAACATATTGTCAAGAATTTTTCGTAGATCAGTATTTACTCTATATGCACTATGCATTTCTTGATCAATACCTTCTATGGCAAAGAAAATTGATAATCTTTTTTTACCAATCATACCCAATTTATACCACCAATTTCTTGATCTAAGACTACCATTTGTATTGATAATAATTTCACTATTAGAATGATTAATAATATATTCAACAATTTTATCAATATCTTTATTTGCTATTGGATCACCCCATGTACCACAAATTTCAAATCTTTGAATGTGCTTTAGTGTTTGTATTGGAAATGCTTTTTTAAAATCTAATAATGTCCATTGAACAAGAGGTAGCCATTCTTGTTTATCTAATCCATTAGGATTGGTTCTATGGCATTGAGGACATTTTGCATTACACAAGGTAGATAAATCAACCCATGCATTTATTTTTTGTTGTCTAAAAGCATTTCTATACATATAACATCTTATATCTGTCAAGAAAAAGTTCAGCTATCATTTCATGACCTTCTGCATTTGGGTGTCTATCCATTATAGAAATATATAAATCTTCTCCATGTTCATCAAGTTTATCAGCAATTGTATGTCCACCTAGAGCAGGCATTATAGGCCATCCTATAAAATTATCAACAAACAGCTCCATATAATTCTCCAACATTTCTTTTTGGTACTGACCATATTGTACATTTAAAACATTACAATAACCTTCAGTGGGAGTAATTCCTACACCTTGAATGTGAATAATTGGTATATTATATGCCTCACAAAATTTTTGTATTGTATGGTAAACTCCAATCACAAAATAATTTATAAAATCTTTAGAAGCTATTCCTCTGCGTTTTTCAGCTTCAGTTGTATCTTTTTCATATCTATAATTTAAAAAATGCATCATATTCATTAAATGATGTGATTCCATATCAATATTATTTTTAAAATTTGGAGAGATATCTTTTAAATAGCCTTCGCTTTCAGCATTATGAAATGTTTCTAACCACTCATCAACAAGATGCGTAAACATGAAACTATACATCGTATTATGCATTAATGAAAATCTATACCACTCTGTCCATTGTACAAAAACAAAATCAATTTCTTTATGATGTTTTACAAGTTCTGTTTTAATTCTTTGTTGAATAGCATCATTAGATAAACCACTTAAAGCTAAATTATAAGATTTTTTATTAAGCATTTTGCCTATAATTTTTGGCCATCTTATAAAGTCTGTATCACGAGTGGGTTCACAAAAAGAAACTTTAGTATGATCTGTGAAGCTACAACCAAAACATAAAATCATAATATCATCTCTTCTAATAGGTTTAATTCAGGTACTGAATCAACTAATTTAAATCCTCTCATACTATCCATTACATCAATCCATTTTTGCATTTTTTGATAATAAAATTTTCTACTAAATTTTAAATCTTGGTCTTTAAAAGACGTTGGACGATCAAGTACAATACCAGTAAAATTTGGATCAATTTTATCATAAAACATATTTAAGTAGTCTTGCTTTAAAAATTTAAAACTTGATATTTTTGGATGATGTACAATATTTGTTGCTGCAAGTGTTCTTGAATAAGGACTCTTATCCCAATATTTAATTATTTCATGTAAATTAAAATAGTTGTAAATTGAAACAGTAATATTAATCATTGTTTGCTTACGTGTTTTATGAATATAAAGATCCATTTGTTCAAGCAATTTCTTCCACTTTGAGCTTCGCATCCATTCATATTGATCATATAGACCATCAACACTAGCATCTACATCAAGACGTCTAAATTTTTTCAGTATATGAATATACTTATCTACTAACGTAAAATTGGTTATTATTTGAACATAACAATCTGGATTAACTTTTGCAAGATATTCAAGCAGATCCATATTTTTCTTATCAGCAAAAGGTTCACCTCCCTTTATACAAAACACTCTTAATTTAGGTAAAATTGGTTTTATCTTATCAATATCTTTTTGTGTTAATCTTATATCATTTTTTATCCAATGCCTGCTAACTCTCTTCTCACTTAAATCTTCGTCTAAACCTGGATATGCTTTTAAAATTTTCTTATCAAGTATATTCCAAGCTGAAGAAAGAAAGCCATTACAAGTGGTACAAGTTTGATTACATAAATTACTTGTAGTTAATTCAAGGTATGATAAGTCTTTTCTATTAATCTTCCATAATCGTACAAGTGTATCATCGTACATATCCATGAATGTACGTTCATTATTATTGTGCTGATCAATACATTCATTACATAATCTTGGATGGATACCTTTAGTTTTAATATTTTCTCTAATATTATTTAAAAAAGGACTATTAAAAAAATTAAGTAATGAATCTGTTGTTTGAAGAGAAATAAATTTATCGTCACGCTCAAAAGGTAATGATGCCTGACAACATGGTGCTAATGTTCCATCAGGATTTATTGTTAAACAAGAATTAGGTACTGGACACTTTACCATATCAGTCATAGATATAAATTGGTGGATCTTTCTTTTTTCTTTTTATAAAAAGATGTTTAAATTTGTACCAGTAGTATCTTAACCTATATTTAAGTTTCATATACCCTTTCTTTTAAAGTTATTAAATCTTCAGTTACAATACCATGGGGAGCGTAATAGTTTTGCCACAGTTCAAGAAATGCTTCCTCATTGTCTCTATTAAAATTTCCAAAGATGTAAAATGGTATTCTCATACATGCAGCCATATGACTCATCCCACCTTCTGTACATACTAAAAATTTACATGTTTTTAAATCTTCACAAAAATTTTTAAAATTTTGAATATCTTGATTTGTAATCGTATCATTAACATGAAAAGCTATACCTTGACCTTTCCAAGAACCAAATCTTTTTTTATGGGATGGAAATTGTAACAAAGATTGATCAATAAAATAATCAATATATTTAATTTTTTGATCCTGAAACATTTGTTCAATATATTCACATTCAAGCCAATCAAGTGTATCAAATCCATATGCTGAATAATCTGTGCGTAAACTCAATCCAATATGATCTTTTGGTTGATGCTTAAAAGTAGAAGGAAAAAACACCATATTATGTTTTTTAACAAAATCAATCCAATCTTCTTGATATGTTACTTTACACTGTTCAGTATTTAAATCTATTTTTGTTAATGTTGCTACATCAAAAAGTTTATTATTATCAGTTAAAAATTCAAAATGTTTTTTACTATTAATAATACGACCTTTGTATATAATATTAACAGCTGGAGCATTATCAAGGAACACCTCGTTCCAGAATATTATTTTTTTTATTTGATTTTCTAAAACAGCAAATTGTTCTTCATAACTAAAAGGTCTTTTTATACCATCACGGGTAAATGAGTTATCAAATAGTATATAAGCATTATTAGAAACAGCATTATGTATATTAGATAGTAGTTGAATTATATCACCATTACCTTGTCTATACAAATGCGTAATAAACAGGTTTTTCATTCCTTCATGATATTAAATATCCAGTATGGCCACTCAGATCAACAACGTCATGTGCTGGTAGATTTGCTAAGACACAGTTATCATTCTTATATTTCATATCATCCCATGTTAATCCCATATCTGAAAGAATTAACGATCTTCGTGATTCCTCATCTTCACCTTCAAAGCCAACATCATAAAAAAGAATTGATCCATTATATCCAGTTGTAGATTTAAAATTGTTAACATCGTTAAAAATTTGTGCATCAGGTACACCTATAAGTAACATATCAAAATTATTAAGATCAATAGCTGTTGCATCATTAGGAGTTGTTTGGATCCAATCTGTTGGATAATTACCATCCAATGGCCGTGCTATACGACAATAATCAGCTTGGACACCTAAAGCCGCTTTCATTCTAATAAAAAAGAATCCATTATGGTCATCTGGATTTTCATTTATGGATGCAGCATCAGATATATCTGATGTTGTATCTCCTGTTCTGCTACATGTGACTGCTGTATGCCAGTCTGCTAGATGACATGCACTTTTGATGTTTAAAGGATTAGCAAGCCCGTTTGTTGCATCTTCATTGTAATATTTTATTAAACCATCTTTCATATTACATTCAAGGAATCTTTTACCGGCATGATTAGCATTTAAATATACAATAACTGATTCAGCAATATGAGCATAGACAGTAACAATTGCATTTTTATCCCAATATATGGGTAGATACATTTGGTTAATATAATAATTTTTATAACCAGTATAATTTGTATCTATATCATCACATATTGGTTTAATTAAGGTATCATAATCGAGTGGCATAATTTTCTCCTATATTCTCTATTTATCTATTATAACCTGCGTAGTGTACTATTTTAATATCCTCATGAAAAGTACCAAAATAGAGCATATCATTTGTTAGTTTATAAAAGTCTTGTTGTATTAAGCGATTTCTTTCATCATTATCGGTCCATTTTGTAAACCATGTATCAGGAAAATAATCTATTTCACATACTGATTCAACCATACCTTCTACATAATTTTGTTCGCCATTAACGGGTGGGGCAACTAATTTATTTTGCACCCAGTACTCTTGCCAAGTTTTATCAAATTGTGTATCAACATGTGCTAAATCACCTATTTTAAATTTATACCATGTACCACTCATTTGACCATGTTCTAACATCCACCATCTTCGAGCAGCCGCAAATCTATTAATAGGAAAATCAACTAATTTATCTATATTTTTGAGTATTTCTATATCAATATCACATACTATGACTTCTTCATTATTATTAAAACCATTAAAATTTTTCCGAAAAAAAGAAGTCTTATGCCATTGTAATTTTTTCCATGTGTCTGCTTTATTTATTTTTATTGTTTGAATATCATTATATATACCTATATCATCATCTGTTAAACAGTGTAAATAAACTCTACCAGAATAATACCTATCTAGTTGATTATAAAGATTATTTACAACTTGGGAAGAATATTTTGTTCCAACTTTAACACAGAAAAAGATCATGTTGAATATCTACTTAATGAAGTGGGGTGATAAGTATCATGCTGGTTATGTAACTAAACTTATTCATGATATAAAATTTAAACTTACCATACCTAACAAAATATTTTTATATACTGATAATTCTGAAGGATTGGAAAGATACGTTGATATAATTGATATTGGTGATTTTCCATATAATTTTAATCGTCGTATAAATTTATTTAGAAAAGGTTTTAGTAAAGGTTTAAACCTCGTCTGTGACTTAGACGTAAAAATTATAAAAGATTTCAGTAAGTTAATCAACGTAAAAAATGGTATCAAATGTATACAAGCTCATTGGAAAGATTTAAAAAATTATCAAGGTGTATATGGTAAAGAATATAGAAAAGACATGGATTTAAGAATTGATGAATATTATGATTACACTTACAAAACAACTATAAATGGATCACTTACTTGTTGGAATGGAGATGATCCTTTAGTACATGAAATTTATGATCATTTTATGGAAAATCCTGAAATGTACAGTGAAAAATATTGGGGTCATATTGATAGATTTATTGAATGGGAACATTTAACTTATTCAACATTTGAAAATGAGATTGCTTTTTCTCATTCACTTGGACCATTTAGTCATGATAATCAATATTTTGTAGAGTTATTTCACAGAGGTGATTTTAAACTTACACTACAATAAAATTGACACAGTTGAGGTGGATCATTTATAATTTTTTCTTTAAAATTAATCCACTCATCAGATAAAATTATATCTTCAAAAGAACTATTATTAATATTTAATTTTTTGTCGAATAATTTTTGTACATCTTCTTCTGGATTTGATATATCACACCAACAACATGGAAGTATAAATCCTTGAGATGAATAACCTAATCTTTTGTTCTCAAAACATTTTGGTTTGATACTTGTATTTTTTTTCAATTCAAAACTGTTTCCAAAACTTCTGTCATTTATATGTCGTGTATTCTCTCTCAATAACAACTTTACATTGATACTATTTGCAATCTTTTCTGCTTCTTTAATATAATCTTTATTATAATCAAAAACAATATACTGCCAATGTACTTCCTCAAGAATTGTTGCTGCCTTTTTCATTATATTAAATAATTTTACACCATCTTGATTTATTCTATATTTGTGACTCATAGATGGTAATCCATCAATTCCAAATATCCATAATGCTTTTGGATTAGCATTAAAACACTTTTCAAACCATTTTTCTGATTTATGAGAAGCTGCTACACTTACTGAAACATGTTTATTGTTTTTGAAAATTATTTCCAAAAATTTTGGTAGATGTGGGTTAAATATTGGATCAGATACTTGACCACAAAATGAAAAATCGTTTACAAAGGGTTCAATTTTTTTAAACTGCTGTATTGTAAGATTTGATCCTGGTACTTTTTCATAATTATTTCTTTCACAACCACCACATTGTAGTGTGCATGTGTTTGATAAATCAAGATTTATTTTTTGTCTGTTGAAAAAATTCATTTATTTAAAACTAAATTGATTTGTTAGTTTGTCCCAATCTAAATATTGCTCTAGGGCAATCGTTTGCCAAGATAGCTTAATCTTATCCATCATATAATGACGATATCTTTCTGGTGTATTCCAAAGAAAACTATCTATATCAATTAATTTCACTGTTCCATCTTTATAAATCATATTTGCTTTTGTCATATCAGCATGATAAAAGATGTTGGTACGATCTTTAGAGTATTCATTAAAGCATCTAAAAAAATGTACAATGTCTTGAAAACAATTAAAAATTTCTATGTTATTATTGCACTTAAAGGATTGATACTTAGAAATATCTTCCATCTCATATTCTAAAATTTTAGACTCATAAGATATGCTAATTGGTCTATGAACAATATTATAACGATCATTAAATTCTAGAAAACTCTCTATATCAAAATCTATACCTGTAACACGCTTTAACCATACTTGACATACAGCATCATGATATACCCAACAAGTATACCATGGTTTTATTGATTTTGAAACTAATTTCATGTGTATAATTCTAACCAATGTTTACCAGTACAGTGTAAAAAAACACTGTTCAGATCATTTACACCATTTGCTTTTTTATGCCAAATATTTTGATCGTCCACTATAGATTGCATTTTAAATTTATTTAAATACCATGATACTGTAAAGACAATTTCATTAGAAAAACGTACATATTTCCAGTGTTCTTTTTCATTTAAATAGATATCATCCAAGATTTTTAAACTCTCATATAGAATATCAAAAAAATTTATTGATGAAATTGATTGATTATTGCATCCTAATATTCCAGTATTAATATGAGGTAATGAAGTCGCATCATGGTCAATGTTCATATACTTTAATACAAGATGAGCTAAGAATGCTTTTATGTATCTGGATGACATGCCTGGTGTATATTGGAATTTGGTACAGTCAAAAAATTCATTTTTTATTACTAACCCTTTTGATAAATCCCACTCAGTAAAAAAATTCTTCTTTACATCACCTATTATAACATCAAAGTCTAAATATAATACTTCTTTATATTGTTTGCTTAATTGTTCACATAAGTGTATTTTATAATACTGAATAACATCATAAGGAGTAAATGAAATGCATTTATTTTTTATCGCACGTTCAAATTCAATAAATTCATCATTGAGTTCATAACACATATAATCACTATCACAAAAAGTTGCATAATCCTGCCTATCCTCATTCAATACTTTAAATAGATCATAATATAAAGGTAAGGTATTTTGTTGCTGATTGTTAGTTGATTTTATGTTTAGATGATTATTGTTGTATGGGGTAGCTGAGTTTATTAATAACGTAAAGATACATCTTTGTTTCATATCAAAATCACTAATGATAAATATTCTAGCAGGTCTTATACTTATTTAGCACCCTTCAATCACAATGCATATACTCTTTTTCAGTTTAATATTTTTATTAGTAGGATGTGGAGATTTGCCTGATGAAGGAACATTAAGAAGACAAGGAACGTCAGTTACGATTAATTATAATCATAATGAAGCATTTCGTGATTTTGAATTTTCAAAATATAGTGCCTCTCAAAGAGCAATGATTGAAAATACAATACCGTATAGACATAATATTAAAGTAGAACCAAATATTGCAGATGTTGATTTAGATGAAGATTTAAGAGCTGAAGTAGAAGTTCCTATTGATAAACCAATGTATGTTGAATATACTAATTGGACATATGAAGAACCTGAAATACCTTTTCAATACGGTGAATCAGAAGAATTTATTGTTACATGGGAAGATGATTACATAGTTAAAGTTTGGGTTGATGTTGATATTAATCCAGATTATCCTTTTCCAGAAGAAGACGAAGAAATAGTTGATATTGAAACAGAAGAGGAAGAAGAAACTACTGATAATGAAACAGTTACAGACAACGAAACTGAAGTTATAGATACATCATTATTAGTACATCTCAAGTTTGAAGAAACACATGCTACTGTATCGGGACAATCAATAGTTAAAGATCATAGCTCTTATGAAAGAGTATTTAAAAAATGTACAAATGCATATGGTTCGGGTAATGCAATGTATGATGCAAGTGTTTCAACCCTGACAGATGCACCTTCTGGTCAAACTGGAAACTTTTTAGGCAGTAGTTGCATAGAGACTGAATTTAGAGATAATAGTACTAGCCCAATAGGTTTATCCGATGATTGGACTATTTCATTTTGGATATTACCAAAATTGAGCAATCAAAGTTTTGATCAATGGCATTCAGTAATGTCAACAGGAACAAATTCTACGAGTGGAGGTAGATTTCAAATAGATCATGATGGATATGAAAAGTTAAGATTCAATGAAACTGTTGGTGGTGGTATTATGAAAGTAGATATGGAAGAAGAATGGATGTTTTTTACTTATACAAAAACTACGGATACTTCTACTGGCGATAATCAAAAAATTAGAGTATATAAAGATGGTGTCCTTAAAACTTATTCCTATCCTATAAGTACTTTATGGGATAAACTTAAAATAGGAATGAATAGAAATGGTGGTGGTGGATGGATCGGTTATATTGATGATTTCAGAGTATATAACAGATCATTGACCGCTGATGAAATAGAAGAATTATACGAAAGTTACGAGTAATGGTTGTATATATACCCAAATGGACTCTTGCAACTGTACAAGTCATATACCACATTCCAGACTATGTACATATTCTTAATGAATTTGCTTGGCAAACTGAAGATCGTCTTCCTGAATATCCACGTATTCATGAATTTTTAGATTATTGGGATAAACACATTGACGGCCCAATCAAAGAAGCATACATCTATGATCATGAGGAAGCCAAAGTAAGACACGTTGATAGAAAGTATAAAATAAACTAATGGATGATTTAACACTACAAGAAATTCGTAAAGGGGTAGAATTACAATTTAGATATAAGTTCTATCAAGACTCAAAATATCCTTTTTTACCAGCAATGGGAATCAAACATATTTTTCAAGGTTTTGATGCTCAGGAAGATGGTTATATTGGTACTTTACATTTATGGTATGTAAATGATTCTGGTGAACCTTCTTATCATACTAAGGATAAAAGATTTGTGAGTGGGATATGGAAAAGTGAGTGGATAGATAATGCAATAGATGCTGTAGAAAGAGCAATGGAACTTGAAAACGAAAGCCATTCTTATACCGAGCAATTAACTCATATACATCTTAATAATATGAAGGCCTATTCTGATAAATTGGCCCGAGAGTTAATAGATAAGAAAGTAAAAAAACAAATGGACGAATTAGAAGAAGAAAGTGAAGATATCTTATTAAATTAAATTATGATCACACCATATAAAAAGCAACCTGCCGAACGCTTTACAATTATAGTAGTAGAAAATTATAATCTACAAAATTATTCAAAAGAGTACAATTTAGCCATAAATGTTATGGATCATGTAATTAATACATTTGGCGGCAGTTATAAGTACGTTGAATATTTAAGAGATGAAGATATAACATCTTGTACTACAGAATTTGCACTTGTCGTTAAAATAGGTACAAGATTTAATTTTAGAGTTTTATTAGATAATTTTGATTATGAGACAGTTTCATTAGTAGGACATATTTTAGATAAAGGTTCAAGATATTGGGCTGTTCATGATCAATGTTTTATTGTGAAGGTTGCAGATTATGATGTTACTAGAACTAAGACGTTGAGATCTGTTGAACGATCTGAAGAAAATTTTCATGATGATTATACTCCTATTTGGATAAAGGATGGTGGCAAAGAAATTTACATATATGGTTGTGATTTACATGGTGAAGAATTACCATCTGGAGCATACTTAATATCTAACCTACTTAGAGCAGGTAAAAAAATTGAACCATTTAATCGAACGGTACGTGATGATAAAAGATTTTTGTATATAGACTGGAAAAAACATAAAGGATATTATAGAGTACATCCTCAGAAATTAGACATTTTTCAAAAAAAGAATCAACGGGTATTTGCATGGTCTACTGAAACACAATATGATCGTGATGAAATTAAGATTGAGCCTTATGAACATTTTGTAGGTTGTGCTAATGGTTTACAAGCACTGTTATATACACATACCAAATTAAAAAGTATTACATTCTGTGATATCAATGAAAACTCCTTACGCTTTACAAAAGAACTCATTTCTAATTGGTCACCACAAGAAACCTCATATGGAGAATTTTGTGATGAACAAGAACACTATGCAAATTTTCAAAAATATTCTGTTGTTGGTGATATAAAAATTCCTCTAGTAAGAATGACGCATGAATATTTGAATAACTATTTTATTCGTATTATCGATCAAAATCCTGAATTGCTTGATGTAATTGAATTAATTAATAATAAAAAAATAGAATGCAATTATAAATTAGTTAATATGTTAGACCCATCAGCAATGATTGCTTTGGTTGAAGATAAGAAGTGTATTTTATATTTTTCAAATGTAAGCAATTATTCAATTACTGCTCATAATTATTCAGTTTTAGAAACAGATATAATTTTAAAGAAAATAAAAATAGCTGCTAACAAGTGTTCAGTTTTTATAGGCAATTGTCCTGAGCACGAATTTGCTCCTATAAAATCTGATATTAAGTTTTCTTTTTTAGATGACTATTCAATACAGCCTGTTGAGAATTTAAATTTTCCTTGGAGACGCAAAGAGTATGAAGATTACAAAAGAAGAATTAGAAAAATATGAATCTATACTTAAAAGTGGTCTTACAAATTTAAAATTAGATATTGAATTTCCATATCAAGAAATGTATGAGGAAATAGAACCATTTCTTGATGATTTTGTTGTACATAGATCAGACTATAGTAATGGTGGATGGAAGAGTTTAGTATTGCATGGACAAGGTACTTATGCTACAACTTCAACAGAATCAAAAGAATACCATGAACATAATGGAGAACTTGGTTGGACAAAAATGGCTAATGCATGTAATGTTACATATAATTTTTTTAAAAATATTTGGCCAGTAAAAAGACACAAACGCATAAGATGGATGTTGTTGGAGCCAGGAGGAATTATTTACTCACACCAAGATTCTACTGATTGTATGTTAGGGGATGCAGTTAATTTTAGTTTAAATCATCCAGAAGAGTGTGATTTTATATTAGGAAACAAAGTTGTTCCATGGAAACCTGGAGAGGCTCGTTTACTTAACTTGTCTAATTATCATCGTATTGAAAATAAGTCTAATGAGCGTAGAGTACATATGATATATCATGGTTTTGATATTAGATGTAATAGAACAAGTGAGTGGTCTAAAAAGAATCAACCTTTTACATTTGCTGAAACATGTGAACAAGTACCAGATTATGTAAGAACAGTTATAAGAAGTTATTCAAAAGAGGGACATTCTTGAGTTCGAGTTACATTCTTTTTTACCCAAGATTCATAATATCGTTTTGTATCTTCCCATTGTTGGATAGCATCACAGTTTTTACATTCTTCAAATTTTTGTCTTCCACCTGCATGTTGAAGAGTTAGTCTGTATTTCATTAACTCTTCACCTTCCCATATTTCTTGAAATGGTTTATCAAAAATATTACCAAAACTTTTCATTACCTTCCAATCATGACAACAAATCTGTATGTCTCCATTCCAATTGATATAACATTTGTGAAATAAAATATAACAAGGACTTTGAACAGCTGGTGAAAAAGTCCAAGGTAAATATCCACCACGATTTACATACTTACCTGTAGCAATTCTTGATTTGTATTCTTCTAAAGTTGGATCATCTTCTCTTGCAGCAGTTATTTTTAATGCAGCATATTGTTGCCATTTTGCTTGTCTTTCTAATTTTTGTTCTACACCATCATAACAATTTACTAATAGTTTGCAATGTCCATTTTTTGGGAGTTTCTTTAAATTCATAATTGCATCTAATTCTTGAATATGTTTATCTAAAAAATCTCCATTAGTCTGAAGGTAAAACTTTCGATTATATAATGCCATTACTTGGCATATTTCTTTTATTTCTGGGCACAGTAAAGGCTCACCTCGTCCTGCAATGCAAATGTAGTTTGTGTATTGGTTGGTTTGTAAAACTATTTCTTCAGCTGTATCAGCTGTCATATTTAAATTGAGATTAGGATAGTCATAAGCTCTAGGACAGAAACTGCATAAACGATTACACAGTTCAGTTGGATTGAGTTCAATACGATGTATCGGTACATTAATCATATATAAATGGATCTACTAATGGAATAAAATTTTTAAAATTCTTATCTATGTATTTAATAAGATAATCAGCAATTTTAATATGACCTTCTTCTGATGGATGTCCTTTAGGTTGAAAATATTTTTCATGAGAGGAATCTATCTTTAAGCGTTCATGGTGTAAGTGGTTTGGAAGTGCTTTTAAATTATCTAATAAGATATCAACTGTTGTAAAAGGTATGAAGTATGTTGGTTTTAAATTTTTAATATAATCAAATATATCTTGTTGAGAATATTGTTTAGGTGTAGCTGCAATATGATGACGAACAACTGGATCTTCAAATAATTTAAGTACAAGAACATTTTTATGAAAATATTGACTATAGTTGTTTATTTGCATTAGTGTGTTAAAATAACTAAACAAGTATCTATCAATATAATATTTTCCTCTATAATCAAGAACCTCAGGATTTCTTGAAGGAGATGTTATTCCAAATATCACAACATCATTAGATTTAATTTTCTTTGTTATTAGATTTTTAAATAATTCTGCAGTTTGTATATGATTGCTAGTTCCAGGTTGTGAATAATTTTCAACATTTAAATTGTAGTGTTTACCTATCAAATTTACAAAACAATTTTTTAATTGCCCTTCATGTTTTTCTTCATAATGTGTTTCACTTTCTTTCATTCCATAAGTAAAACTATCACCAAATACAAACAAGCTACTCATAATTGCTCTATTAAATTAACTATATCTATAGTTGGAGAATTTAATTTCTTATCTACAAAATCTTGCAGAAGTTGTTTATGGTCAGGTGTACGTGTGGGTGATGGTTGTTTTATACCATCTATGATTAAAGTAGATTGGAGTTGCTTTTTATTTGTGCTAGCATGATATTCACATGTAATTCCATTTGGAAAAGTTAACTTACACAAAATGTTATATTTGTCTTGCTCAGAAAACGTTACTATTGGATTTCCAAAAGACCATTGTAATATATCTAAATTGTGAATAGCTTGATTCCATATAATATGATCATATTCTCCTCTCCAACCTTTATAATAACCTTCATCTCTATACCAATTTACTGACCAGTATATGTGGTTTTTAGCTTTAAGTTTACCTGCATATCTTGTACTAAATGATGTGACAGCACCAGCATCAATTAGTTCTTGGTATTCTTGTTTATTCATAGACATTGGTTTTTCTATTAGAGTTGGGTAACCAAGTTCTAATGACGCTAGTCCTATTTCATAATGTGATGCATGAGGTGTAGATACAATAATCATATCACAATAGTTGGATTCAAGTAGATCACTATAGTGCATAAAATCATCACGGCATACTGCACCTATTTCAGCACCTTTAATTTTACCATCCTCAATTAGATTGTAATATTTTTTACCTATACTACCAAAACCTATAATGCCTATTGCGTTACTCAAAGAATCCTTTCATATGTTCTTTAACAGTGAAATGACAAATTTTACCTTCATAAGGTTTTCGTTTAGGGCTAAAATTCCATTTATGGTTATACGAATGTATTGGTACATTATTTTTTATAGCTGCTGCTACAAAAAAGACTTCATTATCTTCTGCACAATCATCTTTATAATCATAAATCGTATCTACAGTTTCTTGAAAACAATTAAAAAAATCTAGTTGATTAATAACATCTTTGTTATATGCATGCACACCTGTATTTGCTGTAAACAAATTATATTCACTAATATTCATATTATAGACTCTTTCCAATAGTTGTTGCGAATACCAAGCCTTCATTAATCTTAATTTTGGTATATTTACATCAATATCTCTTGGTGATTCAGAGAAGTACGGCATATCCCAGGTTTGTACACAAAACTTTGATAGGTCATTTTCTTCAAAAAAATTATCTGTTGTATTAAAAAATGCATCAAAATCAACATATAATACTTCATCATAAAATCTTGTCATGTATTCTGCAATATAAAATTTATAATAATTAATATAATTGTACATTGCAATGTTTGGAAACAAATCTTTTATTTTTTGAAGATACCGACTCCACATCTTTGAATCTTGAAACAAACAGTAATCTGCATTTACATTTTTTGCATATGTTTCATGATTGTTGATGATTTTTGGTTTAAGTTCTCTGTATAGATTTGTAGCATCAGGTTGAAAGTTTATTATGCCCGTTTCTTTAGCATCATATAGATTTGCATCTATGAAGATGGATACAATTGCTCTCATAGTTCGAAATTGCCAGCAACATATTCTAAATATTTTTCTACTTTAGCGGGTGAACCAAAAGACCAATATGTTTCTATAGGAGTTAATTTGAATTTTAAACCATCAGCAATTGCTTGATTATATACAGGGTTCACATAAAATTCATTTTTTACTCTTATATTTCTTTTTACCATTTGCTTACAATATTTTACATAATCTTTTCCACGTTTCCAAGCAAACATACCTATAGTAGCATTTTTAGATATTTCTCTTTTTTCAGCTGTTTCAATAACCCAACCTTCATTATTAATTCTTGCATAAGACCATTCAGGACCTGACAGTTCTTGTGTCCCTAACCAACCATCTGCCTCTTTATCATAATTTTTTGACCATTCTTTTCTATGATCGCAATTTTGTATAACTAAGTATTCATCATTGTTAATAAACTCTTCAGCAAATAAAACAGCTGTAGCTTGACCTGATTGTGGTTCAATAGCTTCTACGAGTTTACAATCTGGTACAATGTTTTTCAGATGATCTTCAACTCCAAATTGTTTATGATCTTTATTAATAATAAAAATGTATTGTCCATCAAGACCACATGTTTCAACAGAGTGTGTGATCATTGATTTTCCATTTATTGCAATTAATGGTTTAGGAAGAGCGGAACAACGATGATCTCGGTTCCAATTTTTAAAACCAGTTCCTTTTCCTGCCATTGGTATAACTATATTCATAATTTTATATTGTAAAAGGTTTAGAACATGTATATTCACTTTCGCCTGTTACTTCTTTGAAAGGAACATCTTTTGTATAATTAATTCTTTTTAAAAACTGCTCTACTGTTTCTGGATTTCCTTCACCCATTTCATAAACATGTCCTTCTTTACCTTTTTGAATGACTGCTTTAATTAAAGGTAATAAAGTATTAATATGAGTAAAGTCTCGTTGATGTTGTGTTATGTATGTGAGTTTATCTTCCATAGCCATTCTGTATAACATATCTGGTCTACTGCTAGGACCATATACAGTAAAAAATCTCATGCCTATAGCATTTGAGGGAGCCATTGTCTCACACATTGCTTTTGTCATAGCATATGGACTCATTAAATCTATAACAGATGAACTAGAGGCATATACTATTTTAGCTTTGGTATAATGATCAAAAATACGTTTTGTAACTACAACATTGCTATTATAATAATCTTCTAATTTTACCCAACTTTCTTTTACCCCTGCTTTTGCAGCTAAGTGTAATACAACATCAACATCAGGTAACTTACAAGTGAGTAAGTTTTCATGTGTATATGGAACTTCTCTTTCATCATGCGCAAGTCCTGAGCAATTATCAATACCTATAATATCATATTCATCTTTTAAATAGTTGTAGCAATGGTGACCAATAAAGCCTTTAATTCCTGTGAGTAATATTTTTTGTTTCATGCGTTTTCTTTTATAAATTTATCAATACTATTTCTATTTGGAATAGACTTATGTCTATATGGAGCTTTTGAACAATGTATGGCTGCTGCAGCAGAAGCAATACGGATTGCATTTTCTTCAGAGTTTCCTTCAGCTAAACATAACGTAAAGACTCCATGAAAAACATCTCCTGCACCAAGAGTATTTAAGGTCTTTACTTTAAATGCTGGAAAATGACGTAGAGCATCACAATGCTTTCCAAGTGTTTCTAACCAATATGTTCCACCTGAACCATCTGTGACTCCTACCCAACCTTTGTTTAGTTCTTTAGCACATTTAAGTGCTGTTACTATATTCTCACCTCCAAATTCTTTTAATGCTGGTTTAGAAAAAAGAACATGTGTAGCGAGACTTATTACATCTTCATTAAGACTTTGTGGGTTTAAATCTGCATCAAGGACAGAAGGAATTCCTAATTCATGAGCTTTGCTTAGAACTTTCATTGCTCCTTTAGGCCAACGCCAATCAACGAGTACAGCATCACTTTCTTTAAGTCTTTCAAGTGGAAGCCAGTCAGCATTAGAAAAGAGCTTTTGATCACTATAATGAATAACAAGACGTTCACCTTTATCATCAATCAGAACAGTAGATATTCCTGAGTTAACACCTGGTAATCGTTGAACATTTTGGACATCTACATTAAACTTTGTAAGATTTTTTAAAATTAAATCTCCATTATAATCATCACCAATGACACCCCAAAAAATAGAACGACCTCCAGCACAACTTAGAGCAATTGCTGCAGTTGATGCATTACCACCACTAGTAATAGTATAATCTTTAGCAAAACTCTTTGTTGGAGTTTGGGGTATTTTTGATAGTTGAAAAATATGGTCAAGTACAGCAGTTCCAGTACAAATAACTTGCTTCATAGATTTACTCACTAGATCATTATTTTAGTCTTTATATATATATGAGAGGTTTTATTTATGAAGTATGCTCTTTGTATGTCTGGTGAAATGAGAACATATCGCCATACTAACAATTCTATTAAACACATATTACCTGATGCACATATTTATCTTCATACTTGGAAAACTTCTACAGACTCATGGAAAAATGCTCATTTAGATTTACCCATCACAAAAGAAAATATAAGTAAAGAAGATGTTCTTACTCAATATGGTGAATTAGTAAAGCAGTGCGTTGTTGAGAGTTTTTTTGATATAAAAGATTATTATACTGGAATTGAATGTAATGGTTATACAGCTAAATTACCATCTAATGTGCCTGAAAAAAGAAAAATTTATATTGACACCTTGTATAGTATGTACAAGTCTTTTTGCTTATATAATGAATCAAGTGAAAAGTATGATATAGTAGTAAACATTAGACCAGATGTATTATTGCTAAAAAAACCTGAATTATACTATGGTCCTGGAATTTATCAATCAAGATGTCCAGGTTATAATCAAGAATTTAAATTAAACAACTTTTTTGCGTGGGGCGATCCATTAAGTATGGAAATATACTATTCTATGTTTGAATACTGCACAGACATATATAAAAAATATATTAATGAAAGAGGTCAATTAAAAGGTCAGGAAGTTATGCTTCAAAACTATGTAAACGAGACAGGTGTTCCTGTATATGATGTAGATTTACATGGTCAGCTATTAAGATCGAAAGATGTCATTGAAACACATCAAATAGATTACTACAAACCGCTATGACATAAATATGCTTATATAATATATAAGGAATTTCTATGGCTACACCAAATTCAAGACAAACATTAAAAGACTTTTGTTTACGACAGCTTGGACATCCTGTTCTTGAAATAAATGTTGATGATGATCAACTTGAGGATAGAATTGACGATGCTTTACAAGTATTTCAGGATTATCATTTTGATGGAACTCAAAAACTCTTACTAAAACATAAAGTAACTGGTTCCACAATGAATCTTAAAGCTAGTCCTGCTCCTGGTACGTTTACAGATGGAGAGACAATTACTGGCGCCAGTTCAGGTGCAACTGCAGTTGTATCAAGTACAACTGATTCAACTACACTTATCATACGCACTATTAAAAAATCTGATGGTAAATTAATAGAAGGTGAGACTGCTGGTAGTTTTACTGCAGAAGAAAAAATTACAGGAGGAAGTTCAAGTGCAGAAGCCTATGTATCAAGTTTAACTTTGGGTGATGTTGATAATCAATGGATTCCTATAGATGATTCGATAATTGGCGTAGAACAGGTTTTTCCCTTCGATCATGCTCAGACAGATGTTAATATGTTTGATATTCGATATCAAATTCATTTGAATGACATCTATGATATGGGTATAAACAGCTTAATTAATTATGATTTTGCTCAAAGGAGAATTTCTCAATTAGAAGACATTTTCAATCAAGCACCAAGATTTAGATATAATCGACATATGGATCGTTTATATTTGGATATTGATTGGGCAGACCAAGAAGCTAAAGTTGATAAGTGGCTTGTAATTGAAGCCTATAAAATTATAGATCCAGGATCATTTTCACAAATTTATAATGATATATTTTTAAAGAAATATACAACTTCTTTATTTAAAAAGCAATGGGGTTCCAATTTAATTAAATTTGAGGGTATGCAACTTCCAGGTGGTGTAACATTAAATGGAAGACAAATGTATGATGATGCTCAACAAGAATTAGAAAGAATTGAAGAGGAATTACAATTAAAATATCAATTACCAGATGACTTTATGGTAGGATAATGGGTACATCAACATACTTCTCAAAGTTTGATCATACCAATGAGCAAACTCTATTAGAAAATATTATAGTAGAATCAATTCGGGTATATGGACATGACGTATACTATTTGCCACGAACGAAGGAAAATTTAGATTCTATTTTTGGAGAAGATTCTTTAAGTAGTTTTGATAATGCATATCCTGTCGAAATGTATATTAAGAATGTAGATGGTTTTGAAGGTGAAGGTACCTTTCTAGGTAGATTTGGTTTAGAAATTCGACAACAAGTAACTTTTACAATGGCACGATGTGTATGGGATGGTTTAGATTTAACAACGGTTCCAAAAGAAGGTGATCTTGTTTATTTTCCTTTAACTAAAAAATTATTTGAAATACAATTTGTTGAGCATGAATCAGTGTTTTATCAAACAGGTGCTTTACAAACATATGATTTACAATGTGAATTGTTTGAATATAGTGATGAAGATATTGATACTGGTGTTGCTGATATTGATGCAATAGAAAATGAAAATGCTTACGTACAAACATTTCCTATTACTTTTACAGATCAGGGTTTTGTTTTGGCTGAAGACAATACATTTATCATTAATGAGGATACACCAGATGGAACTATAGATGGTCAAGGTAATCAACTTATTCAAGACACAGTACCATTATTTACAGCTAATGAATTAATTACAGGACAACAAACTTTAGCTTCTGGAAACATTACGACAGCGAATGCTTCACATATTAATGTCACTAATATATCTAAAACATTTACTATAGGTGAAGAAGTTGTTGGAGGAACGTCAGGAGCTCGAGGAACATTAGGTACTAAAGTTCAAACTGAACGAGAAATATCTAACGATCCAGCAGCTGAAAACGTTAAAATAGAAACTGTTGCTGATGGTATTATAGATTTTTCTGAAGACAATCCTTTTAGTGAGGATTACTAATGTTAGGAACATTTCATTATCATGGATTATTAAGAAAGTATATTGCTGTTTTTGGAACATTGTTTAATGACATTAATATTAAACGTATTGATAATAGTGGTAATATTAAGGAAACTATTAAAGTACCTTTAGCGTATGGTCCAAAACAAAAATTTTTAACTCGCATTACACAAGATCCTAGTCTCACAAATCAAGTTGCTCTTCAACTTCCGAGAATAGGATTTGATATGGCGAGTATGTCTTATGATCCTGAAAGAAAATTAAATTCATTAAATAAAAAGATTGTTAGATATAATGATAATATAGGTCGTTTATACAGCCCTGTACCATATCTTCTAACTTTCAATTTATATGTTTTTGTTAAGAATGCAGTAGATGGTGCTATGATTATGGAACAAATACTACCTGCATTTAAACCAGATTTTACTGTTACTATTAATGCTATTCCTACTATGGGTATTAAGATTGATATGCCCATTGTTTTAAATGGAGTCACTTTAGAAGACAGTTATGAAGGTGAATACGTAACAAGAAGAGCTATAATTTATACATTAGATTTCACATCGAAGGTTTATTTTTATCCAAATATTAAAGGGACAGGATTTGGTGATTATAGCGAAGAAGCAAATGTAAATTTAATACGAACAGCAATTACAAATTTTCATATTTTATCAAGAGATCAAGTTGCTGCTTTAACTTCACCCTTATTATTAGAAACATCAACACCATCTAATTCTAATGCTATTTTATTAGAAACAGGGACAGACAAATTAATCTATGAAAACCAGACTTCAGGTTTAGATAAGTCTAGAGTTAAGTCTGTTATTAAATCATCAATAGCAGAAGCAAATGTAGATCCTGCAGCAGTGTTTGATCAAACTTCTGTAGTTGATGAAAAATTCTTTTATGATGAAGGTAGAGAATATAATCCAATTACCGGTACATATATTGATTAATTATGGTAGACAAATTAGACAAAGTGTTTGAGATAGTAGAATCTCCAACAACTCAAGAGCGTGCTGTTGCACCACAAACAGAAAATACATCGAATACAGATTTTCAATACACTCGTGAAAATTTATATAATATTATTGAACGAGGACAGGATGCAATGGAAGGCCTCCTACAAGTAGCTCAGGAAACGGAGCATCCTAGAGCATATGAAGTAGTAGGTCAATTAATGGATAAATTGACTAATGCTAATAAGGAACTAATTAATCTGCATAGGCAAATAAAAGAGATTCAAAAAGATGATACAGTAACACCCCAAAATGTTACAAATGCTTTATTTGTTGGGAGTACAGCAGAGTTACAAAAAATGCTGAAAAAGAAGGCAAAGTAAATGGAAGAAATATTTAATGTAAAAGAATTCATGATGATTGGATTAGTTCTTTTTTCATCATTTTGGATTTTTTTATTCAATTATAGACAGGACCACAAAGAAAAATATGCTGGCCATAAATGGTTAATTGTCTTAGATTTATTCATTAATATGGGAATGTCAACAACTGGATATTTGTTGATCTCTATAGTATTCACTAATGTTCCACAACTTGCGGCATATGAGAGTTATCGTTATCCCATAGGTTATCTTTTTGGGTTGACATCAAATGTGAGCATACCAATTGTTCTCAAATGGTTTCAACAACAAATTACCAAAAAGTTACATGAAGCAGGAAGGAAAAGTTGAGGTAAATTATGGCAGAACAAAAGAAGGCTCCAAAATCTATTGCAGATGAAAAAGTTGATGTAATGGAACTGGAACCAGTAAAAGCAATAGAAATAGAAACTAAAAATCTGGTTGCTTCAAGTCGAGTATTCATATACACCATAATCGGTTTGTTAATATACTTAATTTTTTATGTTATCCCAGACATTAATGAAAAAGTTATATGGATGGAAAAAGACTTACATAATGTATTGGTACAATCAGAACGATTTAAAAAAGCAACAAGAGTTTTTGCGAGAGACAATCAATGTGCAGGATGTCATTTAAGTCCAGATCATTTATTGCATAATCTCCTTACTAAGTATCCTAGTTTTTCTGATATTAAAGCATTTATGCAAGTAGGGCATCAAAGATATTATACTATGCCAACTCAAATACCGGATGAAGAACTTCTAGCAATTTACAGGACATTGCAATGATTTTATTTGGTAAGCTGTTTGCGACTTTAATATTTTTACTTATAACAGCAAATTCAACCAAAGCAGAACCAGAAGGTATTCCTTTAACCGACCCAGGACCTAAAGAAGAATATCGACCAACCTATGGTTCTACATACGAACGTGTAATGAAACGAGGGCATGTAATTTGTGGTGCTAAAGAAACTATGCCTGGTTTTGGTGAAGAACTTTGGGATGAAGAAGTAGGTGCACTACGCTTTAGAGGCTTTGATGTTGACATTTGTCGTGCTGTTGCAACTGCAATGTTTCTTGATAAAGAAGCAGTTAAATTTGAAGTCATAGATGGTAAAACAAGATTTAGTTATTTGATAGATGGAACAATTGATATACTATCAGCTACTACAACATATACGTATACTCGAAATGTTATTAAAAAATTAGAATTCATGCCCACAACTTATTATGATGGCCAGGGATTCATGGTAAGAAGAACTCTTGGAGTGTCTTCTGCTAAACAAATGATAGGTGCAAGAATATGTTATAGTTCAACAGGTACAGCAGCAAAAAATATTAAAGATTTTTTTATAAAGCATAATATAGCATATGTTCCTGTTGAAGTTCCAGTAGATCAAAGTCCAAAAAATTTTTATTTAGATCGTAAATGTGATATGTATGGTACAGATCGTTCTGGGTTAGCTTCTAATAGAATTGGATTTAAATATCCGGATCAGCATATTATTTTACCAGAAATTATTTCCAAAGAACCTCTTGGACCAGTAGTTAAATATGGAGATCAACAATGGTCTGATATTGTAAGATGGACGATTTATGTTTTATTCATCGCAGAAGAATATGGTATTACCTCATCTAACATTGATACTTTTGAAGAAAATATAGATCCTGTGATACAAAGATTTATGGGTGAAGTAAATGGTGCAGACTTTCCACATCTTGGGGCTAAATTAGGAATACCTGCTAGATGGGCATATGAAGTTATTAAACAAGTTGGTAATTATGAAGAAATATATGAAAGAAATCTTGGGCTCAACACTGAACTTGGGTTAAAAAGAGGTTATAATAAGCTATATTCAAATGGCGGCTTGTTATATGCTCCTCCACTCAAATAAAATGGGACATGTAACCCGGCACTCTGCTTCAGTTGATCCGGCTGACCTGAAGCAACGAAGGCCATTTGAAAAGGTTCCGGAAGATCGCACTGCGGTTGATAACATCTTACGTGTTAATCACGGTAATCAAATGCGACTTGGTTTGATGGCAGATGCGAAAGCCAATATAATGATCACTGTTTCTTCAATTGTATTTTCTGTTACAATTGCAAATCTTAGTAATGAAGTTATGAAGTGGCCTCTATTAACATTTGCATGTGGTTGTTTTTTTACATTACTATTTGCTATCTTTGCAATCATACCAAACACAGCTTATCCCAAAATAAAAGGATCAAAAGAAATTGATAGAAAATCTCCTCTTTTTAATCCTCTCTTTTTTGGACATTTTGCTCATTTAGATATACACGAATACAAAGAAGATTATGCAAAAATCTTGATGACTGATGACAGCATATATGATTCAATGGCTGGAGATATTTTCGGTCAAGGAAAAGTTCTTGCACTTCGTAAATATAAATTTCTTAAATGGTCTTACAATAGTTTTCTTTTTGGCATGTCGGGAGCAATTTTAGTATTTTTATTACAAGGGCCTATGGGTACTTTTTTATGGGATATATTGGTATGGCTTTGGCATATACCATCAGGATGGGTTAAGTGTAGTGGGGCATTATGTCCAACTTAATTGGTGGTTGATTTTCCTTACAAAAGATGTGAAAATACCGCATTAATAAATAAAAGAAATGCTATTTATCCGTGCTAATCGCAGATAATCAAACATTACCAAAAATTTAAAAATAAGAAGGAATGGAGATGGTTTCATTATTAAAATGGTGGCTCATATTTTGTGTTGTGGTTTTAGGATTAATTATATGTCTATATTTTAATGTCCATCAAGAATTATATGAAGCTGATGTAACACGTTTAAGCTTTTTCATACTAACTATCTTTTTAGGTACTTCTGTTTGGATAGGTAGAAAAACTTATCAAGTTGGAGTACATCACGATTACAATCAAAAAAGTGATGTAGGATGGTTTATCGCAGAAGCATGTCTTGCTCTTGGAATGGTAGGAACTGTTACGGGGTTTTTATTAATGTTAGGAACAGCATTTGAAAATGTAGATGTATCAAATGCAATAACTTTACAACAAGCATTGTCAGATATGGCAATAGGGATGAGTACAGCTCTTTGGACAACCCTAGTTGGATTAGTGTGTTCACTTATCATCAAAGTTCAATTGGTGAATCTTGAAGTGGTGCTGAATGAACAATGAGAAATATAAATCTACAATTGGTTTCACTGATCTGCTTTTTAACATTCTTGTTGGGTTTGCTTTCCTTTTCATTATTGCCTTTTTATTAATCAAGCCAGAAGCAAAAAAAGAAGATTTTGAACGAAAAGCTGAATTCGTTGTTGTCATGGAATGGGATCATGATGCACCAGATGATATTGATCTATATGTACAAGATCCAACACAAAGCAAAGTACATTTTAGATTACCTATAGTCAATTTTATGTACTTAGATAAAGATGATTTGGGTTATGCAAATGATATTGTAAAAAATGTAGATGGTACAATTACAAAAGTAAATATTAATAGAGAAGTAGTTACTATTAGAGGAATCATTCCTGGTGAGTATATAATTAATGCTCATTATTATTCACAACGAACTTGGGCTAATGATGGAAGATTGAACACAGGAACAAATTCATCTGAACCAAAATCATTAACGGTAAAAATAGAATTACATAGAGTGAATCCTTATAAAATTTGGTGGGTAGGAGAAAAGACATTTACTAATAGAGGACAAGAAGAAACTTTTGTAAGATTTACAATAGGACCAGATGGAGAACAAATTGGAGATTTTAAGTATCTACAAAAAAAGTTTGTAGCTCGGTATAACAGGTCAATAAGTTCAGCACCTGACCCTTTTGAGGGTGATCAAATTGAAGATGAACCTGCTTATGAACCTAGTGGAGCAGTTGAACTAAGTAATCCTCAAATTCGTAATTCAGGGAGCATGAGGTAGATATGATAGCAATTTTAGTTTTTGGATTAGTTGTTCTTTCTACAGTTTGTCTTTGGTTATTAATTGAGCAAAGAAAGAGTTGGAAATTTCTAATTTGGTTTATTCCTATTCTTTTAGTATTAAGTACATCAACTTATGTTACTTATACTTCATTATTAGGATTACCAAAAATTGCTATACCAGAGAAAGGACTATATTTAAAACATTATATAGATGAGCCAAATTGGATTTACTTGTGGGTTTTAAGTAAAGATAATATACCAAGATCTCATCAATTAAAATATTCAAGAGAAAAACATGAAGCATTAGAAGGTGTAAGAGGGAAAGCAGAAGAAGGTAAATTTATGGTCTTGGGAGCAGATCAATCAAAAAGTGAAAATGGCCACGAGGCAGAAGGAGATGAAAATCAAGGTGGTGGTTTTACCATCGGTGGTGATGTTAGTTTTTATGAATGGGATTA